GCCCTCCGGCGTGGCGGCTTCTTCGGCCGCCGCCCTCAAGTCCTCGAGCCACTGAGCCGACTCAAAGGCCAGCTCGACGTCGAGTACGGTCCACCTCGTGCGCGCCGCCTCGATCGCGTCAGGGCCAAACTTCCCCGCGAGGTACGCGATTCGGAGATCTACCCCGTCGGGAGGCTCAACTTCCCGGAGAGGCCGCCGGCCGCGAGTCGGGAAGTCAGGGCGGCGCCTGGACCGGCGGAAAAAAAAGTCCCGAAGTTCTCCACCAAGGCGAACCGGACGAGCTCCGCCAGCGCGCCGTAGTTCTGCGCGAACTCGATGTCCATCGGGACCGGCAGCATGACCACCCCGCCCTTGTCCCCGATGACCTCCTTCTGCACGTCGAAGAGCAGCCGGCGGAGCAGACCAGGCACCTCGCCCGAGAGCAGCTTGGCGCCCAGCTCGGAGAGGGCCGCGTGGACGTCCACCTCGCTCTCCTCGGTCACCCCGCCCGCCACGAGAGCGCCCACCGGGCCGGCGAGGAGGCCCGCCAGCTTGGTCGCGATCTCCAGCCCCTCGGAGAAGGCCGGCAGCATCCTCACGTGATAGGTCACCGGGCCCTGCGGGGTCTGGACCTGGCACGCGCGCAGCGGCGTCGAAGCCATGATCGGCATCAGAGGACTCGCTCAAGCGCGGGGCAGACGATGGTCCACTCCCGCGTGCCGATGGTCTGGCCAAACGTGCTGTTCGGCGGCTTCTGCAAGAAGCCCTTCGTCGTCACGTAGCTCTCACCCGAGGACAGGTCGACCACGCCCGCAGGCATGCCCACGCCCGTCTTCTGGAGCAGCGCGAGGGCCTTGTCCTCGGGGCACCCCGCCATGAGCCGCCAGATGATCTTGCCGCTTCGGACGGCGCTCTTGCTGACGCCGGTCTCGCCGGAGATCCCGGTCTTGACCGTGACCCCGTCGCCGTCGAACTGGATCTCCACCGCGTTCTCGCCGTCCGCCAGCGCCTTGGCGATGACCGGCCCAAACATTGCGGTGACCTTCTCTCCTGAATACGTGAGCATGCTCTACCTCCAGCTCAGGCCGCGACGGCTCCGCTGATGTTGACGTGGTGAATGGCGCCCGCGTACCGCGCCGTGAACGTGATCCCCGGCGTCAGCACGCGCGCCGCCCGGTTCGTGGAGCTGATGTTCGCGCTGGCCGGCGCCTCCACCGCCCAGGCCGGCGTCACGATCTGGCCCTGGTCATCCAGGAGCGGGGACAAGATCCCCGCAGACGCATCGCCGCTCAGCACGCCGCGCACCCGGTTGGCCAGCGCCTGGATGTCCGCGTCGGTGTACGCCACCTTGTCGACGCCCCGGTAGTGGTTCACCACCTCGACCTCGATCCGGGCCTGGAGCCAATCGATGTAGCGAATGGTATCGATCCACTCGCCGCTCGAGACCGTGCCCTGGTAGGTCGCCGAGACCGCATCCGACAGCGCGTAGTAGACGTTGCCGTACTTGCCGCCGGGCCCGTTGCCGGGGACGCCGACGATGTTCTGGAACTGCGTGGTGGTGAGCGCCGCGGGCGTGATGCCGGCGAGCTCCTTCCAGCTCCAGCTCTCCGTCCCCGGGGTGGCCGGCAGCATGCGCCCGACAAGGGCCGCGTCCTCGTACTGGGCGTCGTTGCTGTGCCAGATCGGCGCCGTGCGGGAGTAGGACCCCTGGCGAAGGAGCGCGAGCAGATCGGTTCCGACGGGAGAGTAAGCCACACTGGCGCTGTTCGCCTCGCTGGTCTGCGGGAAGAAGCCCTTGCGCCGTGACTGCGTCCACACCGCGCCCCGGCGGATGGTGTTCACGTCGCGCGAGGTCAGGAGCGTTGCCCACCACACCGCGCCCGCGTCCTCGAAGGCCGACAGGTCCTCCTCGATCCCGACGTTGGCGGTGGTCGTGGTGATCGTCAGGTTCGCGGTGCCGGTCAGGGCGAACGGGATCCCAGCGATGTCCGAGGTCACCAGCACGTCGTTTCCGCTGGCGCTGGCCGTGATGTACGCGGCCTGGGTGCTGCCGTTGAGCGCGGCAATGATGCCGTCCCGAATCTCAGCCACCGTCGCGGTGCCGTCCGAGGTGTACGTCCACGCGACGCCGTTGATGGTGCCCGAGTACACGGTGGTGTTCGCGACGGTGGTCACGACGATGGTCATCACCATGGGCACCGGGGTCAGGCGCCGGCCGATGACGAACGACTGCGGCCGCTTCTTCTGCGAAAGCAGCGCGGAAGCGCTGAGGTATTCCGGATCGGTGGCCAGGAAGCCGTCCGCCAGCATCCCCGCCAGGCTCGTGTAGACGCGGAAGCGCTCGACGAATCGGGTGTGCTGGCCAGCGATGAGGGGCACGCCAAAGCCAGCGGCGGTCAGCGGCGCCGGCGTGGAGGAGATCGAGACGGAGACGAGATCGGAAACGGGCATAGCTATCCTCCAAGGACGCCGGTGACCTCATCACCGGACGTGGTGATGGTCCCGAGCAAGAGATCGGGGTCCATCCAATCGGTCTGCGGGTTGTCGATGCGGACGCGCGCGCCCACGGCGAAGTCGATGACGGGCCGGGTCTCCCATTGAGCTCCAACCACGGCGTCCACCTCCCGCGTCGCGAGGCGACGACGAACGGCCAGGCCGGCGGCATACAGCGCGTCGATCACGAGCTGGCTGTAGCGGCTCGCCTCCAGCGCCTGGATCTGCGGCTGGGAGTCGTCCGCCGACAGGAGCGTGATGGAGAGCGTCAACTCCGCGTCTCCCTCGATGCGCTCGATCAGCGAGGTGACGTTGTCCACCTGGGCCACAGAGGGCCGCCCGATCGCCGTCGGGGGGGAGATGATGTCGAGGATCGCGTAGGGCAGCGCCGGGGCAGGCGCGCTCTGCTGAGACCAGATCACCGTCCAGCCAGAGCCCAGCACGCCGGAGACCCAGGCCCAGATCGCGGGGCGCATCGTCGAAACCCAGTCGGCGGGGAGGAACGGCATCAGCCCTCCACCCGCACCGCGAGGGCGCGCCAATAGCCGTAGCTGGACCAGTCCTCGACCCGAGCGAGCTCGAAGGTGACGCCCCGCCAGACCAGCCGATCCCGGTCCAGGCCGGCGGTGCGCTCGGAGACCTGGAAGGGCCCGGCGTCCCGCGGGAGGTACACCACGATCGCCTCCCGGGTCCGCTCACCCTCGGGGAGCTTCTGGATGTCGCGGCCCGAGGCCTGCTGTACGTTCGCCGCGTAGGTGGTGGTCGAGACGTTCGAGGACGGCACCCAGTCACCCGCGACGTAGGAGCCAGCACCGTTGCGGCGCACGACGTCGACAACGTCCTGGGACAGGCCGATGACGGCAGCGGAGACGTCGACGCTCACAGCGCGCCCTCCTCATCCGCCGCGGCGGCCATGTCGGTGACGACCTCGTGCATGACGGATCGGCGCATCTGCCCCGTGTCGATGAGAGGCCGGCTCGAGCCCTTGGCCTTGATGGTCTTCTCCGACAGCGGGACGAATGGGCCGTCGATCAGCTTCCGCTGAACCGCGCGCACGCCCACGAGCCCGAGGCGAGCGGCGGCCACCTCGGCCGTCATGGCGCCGTCGATGACCTTCTTGGTCAGCTCCTCGACCGCGGTTCCGATCTCCGACTGCGCTCCGTCGATGCCAGCCCGGAGGAACGAGCGCTGCGGGATGTTGGCCTCGGGGGCTCCGAACTCGTGGTGCGCGGCGATCTCGGCCACGCTCTGCGGTGCGCTGGATCCTTCGTGAGCAGCGCCCGCGGCAGGCTTCTTCTTCTTCAGGCCGGCCTTGGCCGCCCCCGTACGGGGCTTGTGGTCCTTCGGCTTGTGGTCGCCCGCGGATCCGAGGATGCCGACCTTGACCCCGACGTTGTCCATGCGCTGGATCCGGTCGAGCGCCGAATCAAAGCCCAGGTCGATGTCCTCCACGCCGCTCATGGCTGCATCGGCCCCAGGACCACGAGACGCCGAAGGGCCTCGTATTGGTCGAGGAAGCCGCTCCGATACGCCCCGCCAGCGCCCGAAGCGCCGCCGAAGGTCATCGAGACGCCGCCAGCGGACATCGAGTTGGCGCCGCTGACTGCGGCGTTCGAGGGCTTGGTGAGCGAGCGAAGGTGAGCGGCGAGGTAGAGGACGCCGTCGTCGTAGAGGGTGCCCCACGTGGTGGGGTCGCAGCGCCGCTGGGCCTCAGCGATGCACGCGTCGATCGCCAAGCGCTCGTCCGCGGAGTCCGTGAAGACTCCCGGCAAGCGCTCGTAGATCATGTCCGCGGTCACCGTCATGAGAGGCCTCCTCCACGGCTCAGGCCGCGCTGACGCCGAAGTCGACGGGGTTTGAGGTCACGCCCTGAAGGCCGCGCCGAGGACGTGCCACCGGGAACTCCGGCAGCGCGTTGGCCGCACCCTTGGCGGTATCGACCGCCGCGGCCATCTCCTCTTGCTTGGCCCGCTCGAGCGCTTCCTTGGCCGCCGCAGAGTCCGCGGGGACCAGCGTGTCGAAGATGGCCTTCGCCGCCGGGTTCTTGTCGACGAGGCGCAGGAACTCCGCGTCCGCCTCGCACTTCTGGAGCGGAGCGATGTCGAGCCGGATGACCTCCTTGCTCTCGCCGCCCACCGCCACCTTGATGTGCTTGGTTCGCGGCTCCGTGTTCATCAGGAGCCGCGGCTTGGTGTTCTTCTCGTCTGCCATGTCAGATCCCGTCCCTGTAGCTCATGGCGATCGGCACCTTGACGTTGGTGCCGCCGGTGCGGCCGCGCGCGATGTTCTTGACCTCGAGGTCGACGAACTGGGGCGGCAAGACCTCGAAGGCGATGGCCACCGCCTGCTCGAGAACCGTGGGGTCCTTCTTGTAGCAGAGCATGCGGTTGGTCGCCCCGACGCCAGCGCCCGAGCACTCCAGGATCGGCTCGACGGTGGTGATCACCTTCTGAGACCTCAGGAAGAACTCGAGGATCGTGGTGTCGCTGACCGTGCTGACCCGGCTCGAGCTGATCAGCCCGTACAGGTCCACCGGGATCGCGATGGTGTCCGGCACGAAGACCTTCTTCGTCAGCGTCCAGATGTCGATCCAGATGTCGTTGAGGTCGAAGATCACGCGGTCCGGGTTGCTCACGGCGTTGGTCGCCCAGCTGCCATAGGTCGCGTTTCCGACGGGCACGTTGGCGTTGTTGAGCAGGCCGGTCATGCTCACGCTGGCGTCGCCGATCATGGCCACCTGGTTGCGGAAGGAGTCGATGCCCTGCCGGGTGGCCATGGCGTATTCGGCGTTGAGCGGGACTCCAGCCATGGCGGCCGCGTCGATCTCGTCCTGCGAGTAGACGTAGGAAAGCGCCATCGAGCGCACCGGGAAGGTGAACCGACGACGGGTCGCGTTGACCCGCGCGATGTCCTGGCCGTTGGAGCCGACCCACTTGGCCATGCCGTAGTGGGTGATCCGGTCGTAGCCGGACTCCTGGGCGCCGCGTGCGATGTTGCGGATCGGGATCAGCCGATCGGCATCGAGCGGCGCGAAGGGGGTTCGGTACGCCTGGGCCTCGATGTCCTGCAGCTCGCGCTGGAGGAACAGGCTGGGCGCCGAGTCCTTGCGCCAGCCAAAGACGGCCTCGGCCTGGGCGGCGATCTGCTGGGCGCGGTCGGTGCGATAGATCTTCTCGTTGCGCATCTTCTGGTCTCCTTCGGCTTCCTTTGCTTGGGCCGAGTCAGCCGTTAGGGGATGTCGATCGCGAGCTCGGCGAGCCCGTTGACCGTGGTGGAGCGCCAGCGAGCGTTGGTCACCTGCGTGGCGTTGCCGGAGTCGGCGGTGTTCCGGAACATGCCGAGGCGGGTCTGTGCGCCGTTGGCCGCGTGCCGGAAGTACACGCTGTCGCCAGGGGCGCAGGTCACCTCGGTGGGCACCAGGATGACGCCGGAGTGCAGCACCGGGAGGTACTGACCCGAGACGTACTGGGCCTGGCTCAGGGCGCCGACGCGCTCATCGTAGGCCGGGATCTGAGCGAAGACGGCCACGCCTTCGAACTGTTGCGAGGCGCCGGTGGGCAGCATGCACGCCTTGTCGGCGCCGGTGTCTCGGACGACCGCGAAGCCCGGGAGGATGATCGACTCGTTGGAGTGCGCGGTGGTGGTGACCATCGCCAGGTTGGAGTCGGACTCTACGACGGTGATCGCGCCCAGCGACGGGTCGCGCTCGGTGATCACCAGGGTGTTGGAGACGTTCGCCGCGGTCACCAGCGCGTTGGTGAACTGGTTGGCCTGGATCGCCGCCACGAAGGCGTCAGCAATCTCCGCCGTGGTCGCGCTCGCATCCGAGGTCACCGAGATCGGGATGCCGTTGATCGACAGCGTGTAGGTCGTCGAGTTCACGGCGGTGATCGTGGTCGTGTAGACCGCGGCCACGTTCGTGCGGCGGTTGAGCATGCTCTTCAGCTTGTTGTAGTTCGGGCCGCCGATGAGCTGGCCGGCCACTCCGGCGCTGGGGTACTGGTCGATCGAAAGCAGGGTCATGGTCTGGTCTCCTTCGTTCCTTGGGCTCGGGCTCAGGCCTTGGCCGGCTTCCAGGCGTTCTTGACGGCGGCATCGTGCTCGGCGCGCGCGGCGGCCACCGGATCGTCGGCGTCCTCGCGGCTCTCGCTTCCGCCCTTGGCCCCGGCGGCCAGGCGTGCCGCAGCATCCGCGGAGTCGACGCGCTGGGCGGTGGCCATGTCGTAGGCGGCGCCGATGTACTCGCTCGACTTGCCGTCGAGGCGGACGGTGGGGGCGAGCTTGGCGACGACACGTCGCTTGATCTCGTCGGAGTCGAGGCGCTGGAGGTCCTCCACCTTCTCGCTCAGGACCTTCGCGGCCTCGGTGGCGAGCGCGGCCTTGGCGGTTGCGGCCTTCTCGGTCTCCACCGCGTCGAGGCGCTTCGAGAGCTCGGCCTTCTGGCTCTCCACGACGGCCAGCTTGGCCTGAGCCTTCTCGAGCTCGCCCGCGTCCGTGCGCGTCTTGGTGAGCGCTGCGAACTCCGCCGCAACGGCCTCGGGGACATCGAATTCGGCGGCGCCGATCTTGATCTTCATGGTGTTGCTCTCCTGGTCGGGGTCGGTGGCGTTGCCTGCCGAGTCGAGGCGGATCGAAGCCGACGCGCCCGCCCGGGCGGCCCGCACGATCGCGAGGTGGTTCACGGTGATGTCGCGCTGATAGAAGTCCGCGCGGTAGGACTGGCCCTTCGGCCCAAGCACGCCATCGGTGTCGACGTGCACGCCGCCGGGGACGGCCTCGAGGCGGATGTCATAGCCGGGGCTAAGCTGGCGCTCGCCCCGGTCGACTGCCCGGATGGTGTCCGCGTCGAAGATCGAGAGCATTCCGCTGACGTGCTGGCCGTCGTCGGCGCGGGTGGCGGAGCCGACCATCCCCACCGTCAGGCCCTTGGCGTTCTCGGCGGTGACGCGGTCGGACGGATGGTCTCGGGTGATCGGCTTCAGCGCATAGGTCTCGAGCGAGGCCGGGGCGAAGACGTCCTCAGGGAGGCGCAGCTCGCGCCGCACGCTGCCGTCGGGGTTGATGTACTCGAGGACTCCAGTGCGGGTCAGGTTCGCGGGGGCGACAAGGAAGCCTTCGTCGGTGCGGCGAGAGCGCCCGATTGGGGCGCGGTCGTAGCGGCGAACCTTCACGGGGCCCATCGTGACGTCCCCGCGCGGGGCAGCAACGGGCCTCTTTAGAAGGGGACCTCATCGTCCTCGGGAGCGGTGATGGTGGGCGTCTCGGCGTCGGGCTGGTCAGGCTCTGGGCTCGGCCCGTCGAAGCCCGGACGCTGATCGACCTCTTCGATGATCGGTTCCGCGATGCACCTGCACAGGATGGCCTCGCCCGGGTTCCCGCCGGCCGGGGGATCGTCGAAGCTGTAGGTCTTGCCTTCGCGGTCCCAGTGCGAGGGCCTGGCCTTCGGATACTTGCCCTCCGGATTGCCGCGCACACGTTCGTCGAGCGCCGTCCTCCAGATGTACTTGGTGACGCCCGCGTCCTCCATGCGGCGCTTGGTGACCGCCGCCCCGAGCTTGCCGACCTGGTCCCGAGCGATGAGCCCGGCCCGCCGGCGCGCGATGCCGAGCTCGGACTCGGTGCCGTCCTCGAGGAAGCTCTTGGTCAAGTCCGCTTGCACCTCCTCCCAGCGGAGGCCGCGCTTGTAGGCGTCCGTCAGCTGGTCCTCGAGGGCGCCGTAGTAGCGATCGGGGATCGACTTGATCAGTACAACGCTCTCGTTTGCCGCGGCGGCCAGCGTCTCGTGAAGCCAGGGCTCTCGCATGAAGGGGTCGACCCCGAGCGAATACTGAACCGCGTTCCGGCTGAAGCGGTCGACGTCGTGCACCGCGGCGCCGACGGCCTGAGCGATGTCCCGAGCGCTCGTCGCCTCCTCAAAGCCCTGAGCAGCTTCGTCGGCGATCTTGGCGAACCAGTCCTTTTCTGCAGCGGTCAGTTGTTCCCGCATCACGTCGGCTGGGAGCCGGAGCGTCTCGAGGCCTGGCACCTCCCGAAGCACCTCGATCGTTTTGGCTACCTTCGGGTCGCTCCACGACTTCACGTTGCGGGTCAGGCGCTCGAAGGCATCGAGCAGCCCCGACACCCGCTTGTCGCCCTCCAGCGAAAGCTCCCGATTGACCGAGTCGAGTTCTCCGCCGGTGTAGACGGGGCGCGGACCGCGGTGCTTGGGGTTGGTCTCCCGCCACCGGCGAAAGGCCGCGTCCGCCGCGCCGAAGTCCTTCGGGATGTCCAGCCCGGCCTCGTCGAGCAGCTTCCTGAGCGCCTCCTCCTTCGATCCGAACTTGTGGTCCTCACGCCATCCAGGTGCGCTGTCGCGGCGCTGGCGCCACCAGGCCTCGAGCTTGGGCATCGCCCGCCGCACCTGCGCGGAGAGCGGCGACAGGAGGACGAGGATCCGCCGCCTGAACTTCGCCTCAACCTGGACCGGGAATTGGGGGCGACGGTGGAGGTGGTGGAGCTGGGCGATCCCGGGCACCAGCCGCTTGAGCGTCGACGCGCGACGCAAGGGCTACTCTCCCGGCTTCGGTGGAGGGGTAGGCTGTGGAGGCGGACCGCCAGCGGGAGGCGGTGGCGGCGTAGGCTTCGGCGCCGAGAACCCAGCGCCGACCGAACCCATGATCGCCGCCGCCTCTGCGTCGCTGAAGCGGTAGAACACCTTCAGCATGCCGAGCCCGGCGTCCCTCGGCAGATCGCCCGCCGCGACGGCTTTGACGATCTCCACGCCGGCCGCGACCTGAGCGCCGTTCGGCAAGGTGTCTTGCACCTTCTCCGTCGGCGGGGGTTGGCCAGACGCTGCCGGCGCCGTCGGCGATGCGCTCTGGCCTGGTGAGGGCGGCGCTGCAGGAGCCTTGACCATCGTCGGCATGGCCTCCGGCGGGATGTCTCCGAGCCCATCGTCGAGCGCGGTGGGGTCGAGGTCGTAGACGCACTCGTCGTCTTTGAGGAGGCGGGTGCGCGCCTCGGCCGGGCTGATGACGTTGGACGTCACCAGGATCGCGTCGGTCTGCGCATCCTGGTTCCGCGTCTTGCTCTCGGACTCTTCGTTGGGCTCCTCGAGCGAGCAGAAGCGGAGCTTCCAGCGATCGGGCACCACGCCCTTCGTCGGCCCGTCGCTCGAGATGAGGAGGAGATCGATCAGCCGGTTGAGCGGGTCGCGCAGCTTGCGCTCCTGGATCGCGCCCACGCGCTTCCTCCAGTTGGCCTTGCCGCTCTCGTCGTCGGTGGAGAGGCCGCCCGGCGCATGCCCGAAGAGCAGCGTCAGGGGCATCTGCGCGGCGGCAGCGACCTCCTCCATGGCCTGCCCCAGAATCGTCGCGACGCCCTGGTAGCTGACGGCCTTCTCGTCGATGCGGTCCTTGGCGTCGATGGGCGCGACGCGGAGGGTTGAGCGGTACTTCTGGAAGGTCTGGAGCCGCTTCCGGATGAGGTCCTCGCCCTCCTTCCCGCGTGAGGCCAGGAGGTCGGTCAGGCCCTCGATCGCGAGGTAGGTCTGCGAGAACTTCCCGATGGTGGTTTGGATGTAGTCCCACAGCTCGGTGAAGCGCAGCACCGGGGTGGCGACGCGATCCACCATGCTCTCGCCCCAGCCCCCGCGGCGCCGCCGCGTGTCGTCGCTGGCGACGATGCCGAAGCTCGCCAGAATGCGATCGGCGTGAACCTCGACCACCCGGCCGCTCGCGTAGTTCGTGATCGAATAGGTCTCGGGCCGGCCGTAGTGGGGCGAAGCGTAGTCGCCGACGTCAGGCCCTGGGCGCACGAGGCGGTTGTCCACGAGCACGAGCCCGCGCACGCCGCGCACCCCGCCGCGGTTGATCGGCTTCTCGAGCGGCTGGCCGTCGTCCACCAGCATCAGGCAGCACGCCCCGCCGTCCTTCAGGTCGCGCCGCAGGAAGTCCGAAAAGACCTCCTGAGCCTTCAGGCCCTCGAGCGCATCGAGCACCATCTTGGGCCAATCGTCATCGAGCCCGCCGGGGTTCGCAGCGTCCTCGGCCTCTGTCTCACCATCGCCGCCATCGCCGCCGAGCTCGATCCACGCCGAGGTCGCTTCGTCGGCCGGCTTGTCGATGATGGTCGCGATCAGGTGGTTGGTGACGTACAGCTCGTCCCGCTGCTCCCATCCCTGGCGGTTCTTGTAGACGACCTTGGTGGCGAGGCGTGGATCGACGTCGGTGCCTAGGCCGGTCAGGACGTTGGAGAGGCTGTCGCTACGGGCTGGAGGGGCCGGCGGGGCGGGCTTGATGGATCGGAGACGTGCCTTGCCCACGGCGCCAGCGTGCTCCGCCAGGCGGAGACGACAACGGGCCTCTTTTATTTTATCACAGATTCCGGAGTTCTATGAGGTCGTGTGTTGTCGCAGACCGAGATCCACAATCCGTAGTGGTTACACACAGCCGGGGGTAACACAGAGCGTGCCTTTCCGCTCAAGGGGGCTTGATCAATCCAGTTTGCGGCCCTAGGTTCGACCTGGGCCCTGGGTAGGCGTCCCGCAAGGGATCGAGTCTGTTCGGGGTTTTGGTGGGCTTGGGACCCAGGCAGCTTTCGCTTGCCTGGTATCCCTGGCCCGCCTCAGTGCGCCCGTAGTTCAGTCGGATAGAATAACAGCGTCGAATCTGTTGGTCGGAGGTTCGATTCCTCCCGGGCGCACCCTTTTCTCTTCTCCCCAGCCTTGCCGCTGTGTCAAGCGAAGCCATTGTAAATGGCTATTAGCATTGAGTGTTACCGGTATACCTTACGATCAAAAGCGCTTATTTATTCCGATGTTATGGCCCATGTTTGGGTCCGCGCCCGAACGCCCGTTGACATACGTCATGACGGCTGTCGAGGCGACCGGACGCGCGTCCGGTCGGATGGAAACACCGGGGTTCAGGTCATTGAGGCTGCCTTGGCCGCGACGTTCGCCCCGCCGCCGGCCTCGATGAAGACCATCCGCACCAGCTGGCTGAAGGCGTCCATGTCGTCATCGAACTCGACGTTGGGGTAGCTCAGTAGCCGCGCTACGAACGGCTCAACCCAGGGCGCGCTACCCCGCGGCGGGAAGAGCACCGAGCCCGAGCGCACGTAGTACGACGCCGCCACGAAGCGCTCGTACTTCGAGCCGCCGCCCTCGCCCGAGCCCGGCGTCACCGGAATGAGCCCGGGCACCGAGGCGCTGAGCGTGTTCATGAGCGCGGGTCCGTTGGCCTCGTCCTCCACCCAGATCGGCCCCCGAGCTCGGTCGCGGATCGCCCGGGTCTCGGAGCACAGCCGCTCGAAGTGCATGAACTCCGCCATGGCCTCAGTGATGTAGAGCCTAGCGCCGCCCTCGAGGCGTCCGCCCACGATGCCCACGCGAGAGCGCTTGGCCCGCGGCTTCGTCGGGTCGAGGTCTTTGAAGCTGGGGTCGATGGAGCTCACCGGCATCGCCGTCGGGCCCGGAGGCTGCGGCCACCGCGGTACGTCGCCAAGGCTCTGAAGCACGGCGCCGGAGCGAGACCGCGGGCGTTGGTTGCAGATGGCTTCGTAGAACTCGCCCAGGCTGAGCTTGTCCTCGGCGATGACCTCCGGCGTCCACCTCGATGGGAGGAGCGACTCGCCGGGCTCGGTGCGCGGATCCGTCCAGCCGATGCCGGTCGGCTTCTTGCGATCCGTGGGGTCGAACTCCGTGGGCAAGCACAGATGGTCCCAGCCCTTCGCCAGCGCACGAGCGCACGGATCCTCCGGGTGGAGGCGGTGCATGTTGAGGACGATGACCGACCTCGATGGGTCGTTCTGCCGGGTGAAGAACTCGCCCTCCAGCCAGGCGTTGGCGTGCTCGAGCTCCACCGGGCTGAAGCGATCGTCGATCCCCAGGATATCGTCGGCGAGGAGCACGAGGCCGCCGTAGCCGGTGCCGCCGCCGCGAAAGGTGGCAGTCCTCCTCCCGCCGGCGCTGTTGAGGAAGTCGTCCTTGCGGTTCGTGTCGTCGCTCAGGGTCCAGCTCTGTCCGAGCTCGGCGAGGAGGCGCTGATACCATGCGCTTTCGATGAGCGCTCGCGTCTTGCCGCTGTCGCGCGTGCTGAGCGACTGGGTCCGCGCCGCGGTGAGGAAGGGCACCCACGGTTCCGAGAGCCAAACCCACGCGGGGAAGAGCACGCCGACGATGGTGCTCTTGAGGGCGCGGTGCTGGATGTTGATCACGAGCCGACGGATCCCGCCCGGCTCTCCCAGGAGGGCGCGCTTCGTCGCCTGCATGTGGTCGCATATCGCGTCGATGTACCAGCCATCGCCGAGCTGGACGCCGGGGACCACGTGGGGGAAGGCACGCCGAACGAAGTAGCCAAAGCTCCGCCGGCAGCGCTCCGCCTCGAGCTGCACCAGCGTGGGGCGCGCTCGGCGCCTCTCAGCCCTGCCGTTCGTCATCCTCGATGCGCTCCCTGGCGTCGGCGGGTAGCGCCTTCGGGTCGTCGGTGGGCTCTGCCTCAGGCCGGGGCTTCTTGTGCACGCCGGTCCTCCTCCCTGGCTTGAGGTCGCCCGCCCGCTCGGGAAAGGGCTGGTTGCCGTGGAGGCGCGCGGCCATGCCCGCGACGTGCGCGCGCATCGCGATGGTCATCTCTTGCTCGACGGAGGCGGGGACGCCGTGGCTTTGGAGGAAGGCCACGAGGTCGCGGATCCGGTCGAAGGCCTCGACCTCCACGCGGGTGGCAGGGCGCTCCCGCTCCACCGGCCGCTCGTAGATGTACGGGATCATCATGTGCTTCGGCTCGTCAGCCATTCGCTTTGGCCCTCCGCTCTTCCGCAGCGCGTTCGATCGCCTCGAGCTGCGCCAGCTCCTCGTCGGTGTACTTCGAGAGGTCAGGCCGCTCCGCCGGGCGCTCGACGCTGCCGCTGTGCTTGACCTCGGTCTTGTCGGAGTAGCGCTCTGGGTGGCGGTTCTTGAGCAGCCAGGCGGCGCCGTTCCACTGCGGGGAGAAATCGCCTCCGCGCGCCGCGGCGTCGATGTACCCGACCAGGCGCATCTCGGCGTCTGCCATGGCCTGCTCGACAGCCCTGGCGAACCTGGCGAGGCGTGGCGTCTTCGGGCGCTCGTCCTGCCCCTTGCCGCGGCGCCTCCATTCCTCGATGGTGCCGAGCCCGACGCCTGAGCGGAGCGCCGCAGCCTCGAAGCTCGCGCCGACGCGGATGGTCTCGCAGATGATCCGCTCGACCTCGTCGTTCAGCTTGGGGGGCCTGCCCTCGGGCCTGCCCTCGGGGTTGGGCTTGCGCTTCTTGCGCTTCTTCATCGCCACTCCCCGCACTTGCGCCACCCGCCGGGAGCGGGGGCGTAGTGGTACCGCTCACGCAGCTGACCGGCTTTCCATGTTTCACCGCAGACCGAGCACCGGAGCTCGTGCGTCACGTAGCCCGAGAACTCGACCGCGATGGCGTAGGGCCCGCTTCGAGGCTCCGCGGCCAGCTCTACCCACTCCTCCTTCTCGGGGAGGTAGAGCGTCCTCCCTCCCTGCGATACTTCACGCGCCATTGGACACCTCTGCGGCGGCCTCGCGGGCCTGCATCCTTGCCTTGTAGGCCTCGAACTCGCGCTGTTGCTCGATGCGCATGCGGTTCTGTTTCGCGATCATCTCATCCCAGCGCTCGGGGAACCAGTCGCGGTTTCTGTAGACGAGCGTCCACCAAAGATCCCAGCACGCTCGGGCGTCGGTCAACGCGTCGTGCGCATCCCCGCGCATCTCGACGCCCCAGCGCCGGCACGTCTCGGCCAGCTTGTGGCGACCTTTCCCGGGGACGTACCGGTCGATTCCGCGAACCCACACCAGCGGGTCGGCGGCTTCCGCGGCCCAGCCGAGGCGCGCGAACTCGAGGTCAAAGCTCACGTTGTAGCCGAGCACCGTCCGGCCCCGGCCGATCTGGAGGATCGCGGGGAGGAGCTCGGCCAACGTCGGGGCGTCCTTCACCGTGTCGTCGGTGATTCCGTGCACCGCGGTGGCCTCGGGCGGGATCGGGATCCCCGGGTTCACGAGGGAGGAAACGAAGCGGACCATCTCGTTGCCGCTTTCGCGGGCCACCGCCGCGATCTGGACGATGCGGTCCCGGCCCGGATCGGTTCCTGTCGTCTCGACGTCGAGGACGAGCCAGGGCGTGACGAGGAGCCACGCAGGGACCGGCACCTCCGCGAGGCCGCTCATTCGCTGGTCCAGCCCTTCGAGCGAGCGAACCAGCGCTTGACGATGAGGGTACCGCTGTCGCCTCGCGCTTGCTTTCGCCCGTCGACGTCCCGGCCGTAGACCTCGCTGTCGTCGTGGATCCCTGAGAAGGGGACCCAGTGTTCCCTCCCGCCGCCGGAGCGCACGAGGACCGCCTTGTCGGTGACCACCTGTACCGTCGCCGGGCCCATCTTCACCGGCTCGTCTCCGCTTGGGTCGTAGCGGCGGGTCATGGCGTCCCCCGAATCATCGGTGCCCACTTGCCACCGAGCTGGCGATACTCGAACACCTCCTCGCGCTCGATGGCCCGTTCTTTGGCGGCCAGCATCCCACGAGACCACCCCAGGTCGGTGTAGAACACGACCCGATCCGCGTCCTCCCACCAAGCAAAGCCAGCCTCGATCCCGCGGCGGCGCTCCTCGGGATCGTTGTCGTCCAGCACGCCGGGTTGGGTATACAGCCCGTGCGATGCATACGGAGCCTCTCCGCGCATGATCGAGTCGTGGAGGCATGCGCGCAGGTACTCCAGATTCCGCTCGACGTCGCACGCGTACGGGCTCTCGATGATGACTCGCCTCATCGATGCCTCCCGGCCAAGATGTCCTCCGCGGCCACCTCAAGGGCTGCGGCAGAGGCCGTGTTGTTGATGGCGTGCGACCGCGCCAGGCACGCGGCGGCCTCGCGTTTTAGATACTGGTACACACGCGCACGCTCCTCCATCAGCGCGATACCTAACTCACGCTCCCATCTGGTGGGCTCTGGCTCTTCCTCGGGAAGGCTCATCCTCTATCCCTCCGCCCCAGGTTCGCGAGCCGGCTTCACCGTGTACTTGTCGATCACCGCCTTGGCCTTGGCGATGAAGGCCTCGCGGAGCTGCGGCGTGTTCTTGCCCCGCGCCGATCCGACCTCGTTGATCCAGATCGTCTTGGCCTTGCTGTCGTCGCCCACGACGAAGGCCAGCGACGCCCGTAGATCCTCGAGCTCCTCAGCGAAGTCGGAAGCCTGCGGCCCATCGTCGGCCGGTGGAGGCGGCTCCTGGGCTGGCTTCGTGGCCTCTCCAGCGACAGCTTGAGCAGCCGCGAGGATCGTTGCCTTCTGCGCGGTCACCGGAGCCTGGACAGCGGCCTCGGGCGCAACGTCGATCGTGATCTCCTCGGCATGTTGCTGGCTCACGCCCGCGTCGGCGCGTTCGTCGAGCATCGCCGCGCGCTGCATTTCGATGCTCACCGGCAGGTACTTGAAGAGCCGACGGATCGCGGTCTTTTTCGCCATCTCCTCGGGGTGGTCGACCCAAGGCCCGAAGTCCTTGGCCACGCGGTTCAGCTCGCGCGCGGTGACCACCTCGAATTGGACCCCGCCGTCCCGAAGCTTTGCCACCGCGTACGCGTGGGTGATGGACTCAGCACCGTCGGCGGGCTCCTCCTCCGCGGGCTTGTGCAACAGCGTCTCGTTCAGCCCGTAGCTGAAGCGGAAGAAGTCGCCCTTGCGGACGACCCGGGCGCTGATGCTGACGATCTGGCCTGAGCGCCGAGCCAGGTCGATCATGCCGCGATAGCCGATGATCACCTGGGGTTCGGTCCGGTTCTCCTTGCGGTTCTTGTAGGGGAGGATCCAGACGTGTCCGAGGGCCCCGCCGGGCTCGAGCCCGAGCTGGGCGCACTGGATGATCGCGCCGAAGAGCGCCTTCGGGTCGCACTTGAGGAGGTCCGGCGTCTTCCGGAGCTCGGTCAGCGCGATCCGGGCCATGCGGTCGGCGGTGATGTGCCGCGGGAGGGCGGCGGCGATCTGGTCTTTGTGCTTCGACAGGAAGCCGAAGACGGACAGGCTCGCGCCGTCGGTGGGGGTGGTGTTGGCGATCTCTGCGCTCATGCTGCGTGCTCCTCTGCTTTATCGGTCGTGATCGCGACTCGGAGCGTTCGCCCCGGTTCGCCGCGGTGTTTTGAGACGATGTCCTTGGTGTTGACGCCGTGGAGACCCAGGAGACCCAGTGCCTCGTTGGCGATGGCCTTCCAGTCGGTCGAGCCCTCGCGCTTGCGCCATGTGGCCACGCCGATGGATGAGCTCTTCACGCCCTCCGCGTCGCCGATGGCCGCTTTGATGCGCGCTGCGATGGCCTCTTGCTCTTCGGCCGCGGCCTTGGCCTTGGCGCGCGCAGCTTCGTAGGCCTCGGTGAGGCGCTCCTCCTCCGGAGTCATGTCGCGGAGCGGAGCGCGTGGCGCCGGATGCCGCTGGGCCAGCCAGGCGTCAAGGAGCTTCGACGGCGCGGGTTGCACCGGCTCGCCGCCCACAATGTGCCGCGCCCACCAAGAGGCGCAGGCCTGGACGATCGCCGCCCCCACGGCGCGATCCCTGGTCACCCGGTAGACGCGCAGCTCCCCGCGCGCGAGGTACAGCGGCACAAGCGCCTCCACCGCGGCGCGCTGCTCCGTCTCGGCCACGTGATCCAGCGCCCCCTCGATCTCCGAGAAGAGCGCCGGGATCACCAGCACGGGCACCCAGGCCACTTCGCGATCGAGCGCTTCAAGCTGGACCTGAACCTGAATCGCGTAGTCCGTCGGCAGGCCCTCCGGCTCTCCGGTCCAGTCGGCGGCGTAGGCGTGCTCGTTGGCCGTCTTGCATTCGACGATCGCGCCCTCCGGCGTCTCGAAGTCGAAGCTCACGCGCTGCCAGGCACGGCCTTTGGGCCGCTCGATCGGGGGCAGGCTCCGGAGCTCCAGCCCGCCTCCGAGCTTGGAGAAGAGCTCCGCCACTCGCGGCTCGAGCGCGAGCCCGCGGAACATCTCGGGCGAGCTGGGCCCGCGGAAGTCATCCAAGATGCGACGTGCGACGTCGAATGGGGTCTTGTACTTCGAGAGTCCGAGCACGGCTGCGGCGTCGGTAGAGCCAATGAGCCTTGGGTTGGGCGTGCTCATGACTTCCTCCACGTTCCGCGCGGCGTGGTGGTCCCACTCGGCTGCTTCCCGACCCGGTTTTGGCGCGCCTGCTTGACCGCCCGAAGCACCAGCTTGGCGTGCTTCTCCGCTTCGTCCGGGCGGTAGATGACCGTGATCGAGCCCAGCGGATCGCTGAAGATCATCGCGACGTCGACGCCGTCCGAGAGCCCGACGTCGACGCGCGGTGTGATGTTGCCTGAGGATCTCGCGTACTTCTTGATGGTCTTCGTGCTCATGCCTCGCTCCAGATCTGGTGGAGGCGCTCGACGAGCGCGCCCTCGTCGGTGGCCACCGTCGTGGTCCGCGTCCGGGCGCTGGTGCCCCACTGCCCAAGCGCGTCCTCGGCGATGCGCTCGCCCACCACCGCGCCGTCGATGCGGACGCTCTCGTCCTGGCCGATGATGTACGGCACCAGCTCGAGCTCGGCGGTGGGCCAGGGCTCCCAGCGCACGAGGCGGTAGCCGGCCTCGAAGCACTCCGGGCACGGCAGGTCGTCCTGCGGGTCGCCCGTCTCGTTGAAGCCGCCGCACCCGGAGCACCGCTCGCAGATCTCCGGCCGCTGCGTCGGCGCCGGCATGGTCTCGGCGCCCGCGAAGAGGAGGTCCAGCTCCTCGGCGCACCGAAGGGTGCCGTCCCCGAGCCAGGAGTCCACGACCTCGGCCGCTTCGCCCCAGAGGTGATACAGCGCGGTCCGCGGCTCCTCGACGGCCCAGGCGATGACGGGCCGCGACAGGCGCTCGTAGACCGCGCGAGCCAAGTCGCTGTCCTCTCCCCCGCACACGTCGGCGATCGCCTCGTGCGGGTAGGTCTCCGGGATGCGGAGCTCGGCGCGGACAGCCGCCAGAGCTGCGATGACCGGGTCCGTGGTGGTGGTCGTGTCGATGGCGGTGCTCATTCGCGTGACTCCTCTCGGCCCTCGGTGAGCACGCTGGCGCGGGCTCGGCGCTCGGCGGCGAAGATGACCTGCATGCTGGACAGCGCGAGCCCGAGGGCCGAGCCCGCAGCCGGGTGCCTGAGCGTGTGCTCAATCTCCAGCGCCTCCAGCGCATTCATGGCGTGGACGATGGCCCACATGGCCCGGCCGTCCTCGCGTCGGCTCCACGCCCCTGTGCCCCGGTCGTAGAGGTCCTTCAGGTGCTGCTCCATCTCCTCGGCGGTCCCGCACGGCCGCTCCATCACCATCGCTTTGTCGATCGCGCTGCTCATTTCCACGCCCTCCATTGGTCCAATATTATGGCCAATGCATTGGCCGTCAAGTCCCCGGTGGTCGATTTATTGGACAATGCATTGGGCGGGTGTACAGTGTGACCATGGCCCCACCGAAGAAGGTCACCCCGAAACAGGAAGTGATTTGGAAGATCCTGTTCACCGACGCCGAGGCCGCCGAGATTCAGGCCGTGATCGACCGTGCCCATGCGGCTGGGCTCACGCCGTCCCGGTCCGCATGGTGCGTCGCGGCCCTCCTCGCCGCTGCCCGCGCCGATGAGCTCGCAGCCAAGCCGCCGAAGCCAGCTCGGACCAAGCGGAAGAGCTAGGCCGCTCATGTCACACCCCGATTGAGCAGCGGCGCATCAGCCCGCAGGCGCTCGCGCGAGGCCTCGGCGTAGGCCGGATTGAGCTCCACCCCGAGGTATCGGCGCCCAAGTCGCAGCGCGACCAGACCCGTCGTCGCGGTCCCGGAGAAGGGGTCGATCACCAGGTCCCCGGGCGCAGACCCCGCCGCGATGCAGGTTTCGATCAGGTCCGGGGGGAAAGTAGCGAAGTGGTGCTCATTCGTCGGCTTGGTGGTGACGCTCCAGACCGTCCGCCTGTTCCGCCGGCCGTTGCCGACCCAGTTCTCGGTACCGGCGCCCACGAGCGCCGACACGTAGTCATCGATCGATGACTCAAGACCGATCTGGTCGTCGGCGCCGTAGTCGCGCAGACCCCAGTACGGAGGGCTGGTGACGCACGTGCGAGCTGTTGCGTCGGCGACCGCGCCGATGGCCTCGCGGGCGTCTCCCGTGATGATCGTGGCGCTCATCGGTCGAGCTCCTTGATCAGCTCCAGCGGGTCCATCTCGACGCCCTGAGCGTCCAGCACGGCGCGGGCCTCAAGGAGCCCCTCCACCAAGCTGGGCGCGGGCCGACACAGCGCGGGCAACTCCAGCGCGTGCTCCCAGATGACGATCGCCATCGGCTCGGCGTGCGACGTGACCTTTCCCTCAAAGCCCATCGGCGGAACGAACGTCGCCCGCCCGCGGGGGAAGATCACCCGTGCGGCGCGGCGCGTGATGAAGCGGTCCCACCAAGCGCGATCCGTCCGCGCGGGGAAGAAGCCGACGCACTGGACGATCCTGCGCTGATCGAGCTGCTCAACCGCACGCGACACCATGTGCCCGATCTCGCCGAATGGCGGCTGAAGCCAGGCCACCTCAGCCGACCCGACCTCGCCCCATGGGTACTCGAGGCACGAGCGCTCGGCCGTGAAGTAGCGCGGACACTTCGCGTTGCTGTCGCTGGCGCACGCGTCGACAGTGAATCGGCCGCCGTAGGCGTAGCGTCGCTCGATCTCGCGGAAGAGGGGCACCGGCGTCTCCCAGTCGGGCAGCCGGTCACCGCTGAGCGCGCCCCATGGCATTGCTTGTTGCTTGGCGGCAGTCATTTCGCATCCACAAGCTCGGCAACGAGCTCCGACAGGCCTCCGTCGCCGAGCGTCGGCGGCTTAGGCGCTTCGATCCTGCGGGTCTCCGGCTCTCCGGTTCCCAGCGTCGGCACGATCACGACCTCGGTCTCCCAGCGTCCGAGGTTGGTGGACTCCGCGATCCCGCTCAGCCGCCGCGCCATCTCGGCGTTCGGCATCTCGGACCACGCGCGGTGCTGGCGCTGGAACTCCTTGGCGGCCCACGTGTCGAAGTCGGCGCCGCTTCGCTGGCACAGCGCCACCCATCCGCCCATCGAGCGGATCGCCGCGTTGATGGCCGGGTCCTCGAAGTCGACGGAGCGATAGCTGCCGTGTCGCCGGATCGCCTGCTGCACCGTGGCCCATGCCGTGAGCGCCCGCTGCTCCTGGCTCTGCTCACCGCCGAGCTGCCGCAGATCGCGCGGCGCCGGCATGCGTCCATCGCCGTCGCGGATCCAGCGGGCGACGGCGCTCCTCCACGCATCCGCGTCGAGGTCCGAGCACCCGAGCCAGTAGGCTTCGGCCAGCGCCTCGCTCGGCTCCCGATTCGCGAAGGCGCACAGCGCCTCAAACAGCGGCGTGAAATCGTCGATCAGCATGGCTCGGTGTCCGCCTCTATCTCGCGGAGCACGTAGCCCGCGGGTTGCGTCTTCTTCGCCGCCCAGCTCGCGACCGCGCGGTGGCCCTTCTGCTCCTTGGAGGACATGACGACCCTCGGAGTCCCTGCCCGCGCCGTCTCGGCGAAGCGGGTGACCTGCGAGCCGCTACGCATGATGAGGTCCAGGCCGAGGTACTTCGTCTGGCGGTCGTTCTCGCCGAGGTTGTGCGGCGTCATGTGGCAGCCATCGATCGCGAGGCAGAGCGTCTCGACGTCGGTGCCCTCGCGCAGGCGCGCCTCGATGAGCCTCCACTCGGACGACTTCGGGTCCGGGTCCCTGAAGCTCCTCGGGTGGTGCTGGCGGTAGCGGTCGAAGACGCGACGGACGAGCTCCGCCGTCTTCGGCTGGGTCGGTTCTGGTGGGATAAGGACCAGCGGCTCCGGTGAGCGATCGGCCGGCGTCTGCGCCGGAGGGGCCCCGCTTGCGGGGTCTGTGTCCGCCAGGCGGACAGATCTCTCTTCCGGATCTGAGGAAGAGGAAGAGGAAGAGGAAGAGGAAGAGGAAGAGGAAGAGGAAGAGGAAGAGGGGGGTGGCCCTTCTTTTTTTTGGGGGGGGGGCTTAGGTCGAGCCTTAGGTCGGGCCTTAGGGTCGACCTTAGGTCGGTCGCTTTTGATCAATGATTCCGCGTAGAGTCTGTCCTCGGCGCGCGCCGGCATGGTGCGAACCAACTCGCGCAGGAAGTCCTCGCCGCGCTCCGCCAGGTACGCCGCGAAGGCCCTCCACGCGCGCCATTTGAGCTCGCACTCGGGGACCTCGAGCCACTCCCGGGCGCCCATCGCGACCACGTTGGAGGGCGAGCGGGGCTCGTTCCGGCCGGGCGCGACCGCTTTGGGCAGCCAGATCACCCGGGCGATCGGATCGACCTCGACCATCCCCTGGGCCTCGATCTCCGCCAGGCACCGGCGGACATCCTCGACCGGCCAGCCCAGGTCCTCGGAGAGCAGGCCGAGGCCAAGCCCCATGAGGCCCGGGATCGATCGGTCGTGGCCGCAGGTGATCAGGTGCACCCAGAGCGTCTGGGCGTTGGGCTGCGGGGCCGAGAGCGCGCGGAAGCGGGCGTCCGCTCGCATCGCGCAGTCGACCGGCCTATAGCGGCGGACCTTGCTCACCCCGCCACCCCCGGCTCCCTGTAGCCGAGCATCCGCATGCCCTTCAGGGTGATGGAGGCGGGGTTATTGGCTGGCGCCGAGACCCATCCCAAGACGCCCATGCGCTGCAGCTGCCAGCGCACAGCGGTCTCGCCCAGGTTCACTCGATCGGAGATCTCGCGCGCGGTCGCCTGACCGGCGAGGAGCACGTCCAGGATTCGGCGCCGGCTCTCGGTGAGGGTCTCGGACCTCGCGCGGGCCCACCGCACGACGATCTTCGGGTCATAACCAAGCTCTATGAGCTGCTGCTGAATCACGGCAGGGTCCCCCTTTGGGAGGGCCGCGGCAGCCGAAGCCACCGCGGCCCGGATGCTTCAGGCGATCGGGGCGTAGTGCTGGACCTTCGGCACGCCGAGGAACACGGGCCGCTTGAGCTCGCGTTCGAGGTGGGCAAGGAGCCGTCGCGAGCTGTCCAGCGCGAACTCGGGCGCGTTGGCCCAGCGCACGCGGAACACCGGCGCAGCGTCGGCTTCCTTCCCGGCCATCACCCGGACGCGGAAGACGGCCTTGGAGGCGAGCTCGTCTCCGCCGAGGCCGTCCGATACCTCGGCCAACCCTGCGAACGCGCGAAAGTGGGCGCTGAACTCGCGAGGGACGGCGATCTCGCCGCTCTTGCTCTTGCCAGCCCAGCTCACGCTGACGCCCACGGTCGCCCCGGTGTCGAGATCTCCCGTGTAGCTGATGGTCTTGGCTGACCGAAACGACGCCACCGCCGCCGCGACCATCGGATCGTCCAGGGCCTCGATGCGGTCGAGGAGGAGGTCCGCGAAGTCGACGTGGGACAGGTCGCGCCCAGCCTGGCAGTCGAGGGGAGCGAAGGCGCTGAAGTCGGGGTGCCGTAGGAGGTCCGTTGCGACCACGCCCAGCTCCGGCTTCTGCTCGTGCAGCATCGTCTTCAGGTGGGCGCCCATGCCGTCCACCTTCACGAAGGTCAACGCGTCGGGACGGAGCGCCGTCCACCGGGCGAGCGATGCCACGTCGTCGATCTGGTGCAGGAGCACGAGATCGGACGGGGCGTGCACCCGCTCCGCGTTGAGCGGATTCGCATGGGTGCTGTACTGGATCGCGCCCTCGCTGTTCCGGAGGAGGACCAGGTTGCCAGCGCTCTTCCCCGCCAGCGGAGAGGTCGGCCCGTACACGATGGGCAGCGTCACCGGCAGCTTGGCCGCCGAAAGCTCCTGGATGACCGCCTTGGCGGCCCCGAACACTTCCTCAAACATCACTCACCATCCTTCGAGGCAGGAGCCTCCGCCGCCGGGGCCTTGCGCCCGCGCCGCACCATCTGATCCACGAACATCTTCATTTGCTCGGCGTCCTGGGTGACCAGCTCGCCGTCCTGCGGCCGCACGAACGCGAGGGCGCCCTTGCGCTTGCGGCTCGGCGCCGCGCTCTTGCACTTGCCCGAGAGCAAGATCCCGTCCGCCTGGCGCACGAGGTCGATCGTGATCGTGAGCTTCGCCGCGTCCTCGTAGACGGCGTCATCCATGAGCATATGCGCGAGGGTCCGGAGCTCGGTCTCCGCCTCCTCGAGCACGCTCCCCGCGTCGCTGCCCCGGCCGACGTCGGCGAGCTGCAGCGGTTTGTATTGTTGCTGGTCCATCATTCCTCCTCCGTTAGTTGTGTGATCTCGACGAGCGTGCACGGTTGCTCGCCCATCGCTGCGTGCCTCTTGTGGATGTGCAGGTCTGAGACCTTGCCGTCGTCGAAGTGGTCCTTCAGGCCGTCCAAAATTTGCTTCGCGTAGTTGTCCGCATCGCCGCGCGTCGCCTTACGGACCCGTCCGGACGCGCGCGCGGATCTGAGGCGCGGGAAGATCGCCGTGATGGTGACCTCGAGCGGACCATCTAGTTTTCGCGGCACACCCGCAGCGAGCGCACAGATGGCGACGGCGTGCTCGGCGCGAGCTGTCTTGCGTTGGGTGAAGTGGTGACCGCGCCCCCGACCGCGGCCAGCACGCTGCCAAGGGACAGGCTTTCCAGGGACGACGAACGCCCAAGCCATCACCGCACCTCCGGGAAGGCGTCATGCGTTCGGCCGTCGAGGAGCCGGCCGGCGGCCTTCTTGCCGACGCGCCTCGCTGCGACTACGCGTTGCCCGTGGAAGCCGTGCCCACCAGCGAGGTTCAGCCAGCGATCATTCTTGCCCAATGCGACGTTGGTGTTCTCGTAGATCGTCTTGAACTCGCCCCACTGTTTGAAGAAGTACGGCACATTGGCGGAGGCGCATTGATCACGAAGCGATCGCGCCCAATCCGGGTGCATCGGCCGTGCGCCGAAACCACTCTCGCCGCCGACGATCACCCAGTCGATCTGGTGTGGCAGCTGCGTAGCGATGAGCGTTCCCGTCAGCGGGCTCGGCCGCATACCAAACCCACCCAGCGCGTCCAGCCACGGATCTCCGTCGATCGGCTTCGGCCATGGAGGTGACGGGAAGGCCGCCACCCTGGTGAGGTCGACGAGGCCGAGAAGCGGCTCACACGACAGGAAGCGCACCCGTGCGGGCACATCCAAGAGGTGCGGGATCCGCTCGTCCGCGCGGCGCTGGTCCTCGACCGTAGTGCCGAGCCAAACGTTCGGCGCCCACGTTGGACCGATGCTGTCCGCCCCGTTGAAGGCGTCGTACTGCGCTTGGTTCCACAGGCGGTCGGCGTTCTCGGGTCGTTTGGTGAGCAGGAGCCAGTCGAGGTGCTCGGTCGCGGCGATCAGCCCATGAAGCCGAGCCCGCAGCGGGGCCAACTCCGGCAGGTCCTCGAAGACGTCGGCCATCGACGCGCAGAAGACGCGGTGCCGCTCGCCGGCCGCCTGTGCTGCCGCGCTCCAGCGCCGCGGCTCGGACCACGTCTTCTCGCTCGCTGGAACCCGCGGCTGGCCAGGGCCCCACTTCGCAAGCCCGAACCGGGTAGCGATCGCCTCGGCGTAGCAGTGCTCGCAGCCCGGCGAGACGCGCTGGCACCCTCGCCACGGGTTGAATGTGTGGTGCGTCCACTCGATCTTGCTGTCGGCGCCCATCAGCCGACCCTCCTCCCGTCGATGCCTCGCACGGGATGGACCGCGCTCAGGTCACGCGGGGGCTGGTGGAGCAGGGGCGCAGCGATGGCGGCGATCCGCGTGTAACCGGCCCTCTTGGCCTCGGTCAGATGCTGATCGCACACGTAGAACGAGGCCGAAAATTCGGCGCCCTCCCAGCGCTCCGTAGGTGTTTGAGCCCGGTAGGTCGGCAGCGCCGTGCAACCTGGCGCCGCACATCGCTCGGAGATCTTGCTGTCGCTCATCGCGTCCTCCAGACCCAAGCGAACACGAGGGCGCAGAGGGCGATCGTGCAGAGGTAGACGAGAGCACTCATTGGACGCTCCCATCGCCGAGCAGGCCGGCAGGCATGCGGCCGCTCGAATAGATCTCCGCGACGCGGGGCACGATGTGCTCTCCGATCGTGGACCCGTCGGGCGTCACGATGTTGGCCAAGAACACCTCCTCGAAGGACTCGATGCCGCCCGAGGACAGCTCGAGCTTGGCCTTGATGCCGAGGAGGAGCGCCCTGAAGCGTCGGCGCTCCTCAGCCGCACGCGCCTTCTCCACTACCGGGGCGGCCGCCCACCGATACTTGGACTCGGCCTTGATATCGGCGGCGGTCGGGATCGAGAGGTCAAACCGCAGGAAGCGTTGCTTCAGCGCGAATTGGATCCGCACCCTGCCCCCATCCTGCGCTGATCCAAAAGACGTCGCTCCGTGGCGGCGGACCAGCGTCTCGATCTCAGCCTTGGTCTTTTCCGGGGCGACCGACGTCCCCTCAGCGAAGCGTCGACTTTTCATAGACGCCCCCACGCGGAGACAACGGCGACGGCAAGCACCGCGACGCCGAGCACAAGGCAGCCGATGGCCATGGCCACGGTGCGGCGGTCGACCTCGCCAACGGGGCGCTCGATCGATTCGTAGCGAAGGCTCGGGCGCGCGCGGCGCCGGTTGACCTCCTCGGGGTCGACGTTGATCGGCTGGTGCATTGTCATGCCGCTCCTCGGATTCGGGGGAGCGCCTTGGTCTGCGGCGCCGTCGTCTTCAGCGCGTAGCGGCAGACCGCGCACGTCACCGGGCCGGGGCCGGCCACAACGTCAATGCGCCCGCACGCGGTGAAGCTCCGCCCCGGGGCGCGGTAGTGGTTCTTGAGTGATTCGACTTTTTCCGAATCTTTCCGGCTCTTTCTGCTTCGAATGTGCTTCGGCGATGGCTTCGACACGCGGACCTCCTAGAGCAGCGAGAGCTGCCGGGCGCCGACGAGGGCGCGGTGAAGGGCCATCACCGCTTCGCAGCGGGCGGCCCAGGAAAAGCGGGAGTAGCCTGCGACCACCGTCTGGGGGTCGTGGGAGATGGCCGAGACGACCGCGGTGGGCGCGCCAGCTTCCTGGGCGAGCGTCATCCCGGCGGCCTTCAGGTCGTAGGGCCAGCGATGCGGCACGAGGCCGAGGGCGCGCTCGTGACGGCGCCAGCGGTCGCTCTGGCGCTTCTTCTCGAGGGCCCGGATTGAGCCGTCCGCCCCTCTGCGGCAGAGGACCAGGTCCTCTGGGCCGGGGCTTCGTCCGGCGACCTCTGCCCAGCCGCCATCACGGAGCTCGGTCAGGAGGGCGCCCAGGATCGGCGAGACGGGAGCCTCCCTCGAGATCGAGGTCTTGGTGGGACGGACAACCCCCTCCGACAGGGCCCGGGAAACGGTGATCCTTGCGAGTGGGCGGGCGGACCAATCGATGTCGCCCCAGCGGAGCTCCATCGCTTCCCCGGGGCGCATCCAGGCGAGCGCGATCAGCCCATAGTATGCGCGGTCGACCAGCTCCACGGCGGGCGACCGGAGAAGGGCGGCGATCTCCTCGGCCGCGAATACGTGGTCCGCGCGCCGGAAGCCCGGCCCATCACGGTTGGCCGGCAGCTCGGAGGGCTCTAGGCGGCAAGGGCTTCGGTCGATCAGCCCGGCCCGCTCGGCGCCGCGGAAGAAGGCTCGGAGGAGGTTGTAGACGTTCCTCACCGACCTGGGCGCGAGCTTCAACTGGGCGGGGCCGTCGGCCCTCGAGGCAAGGTCGGAGACCAGACGGCGGACGTGCTCCAGCCGGATGGAGGTGACCGGCTGTTGGCCGAAGCGAGGCTCGACGTGCTTTCGCCACAGCGAAGCGTAGCGGGCGGGCACCCGAAGGCCGCGGGTCTTCCGCTCCTCCAGCCACACCTCGAACCACGCACCAGCCGTCGGCCCAATCGGTGGATGAACCGGTCCGGCGACCGAAGGGGGGGCTGCGCTCGGACGGCGCGACCGGAACTCGTCGGCCCTGGCGGCTGGCAAACGTTCGCCGTTGGCGATAGCTTGCTCACGGGAGGGCCTGCCAACCTGGTGGTGGCCCCGGTCTTCAAAAGAGGAGGGGTTCGGCGTCTCGGATCGTCTCTTCATCGCGTTACCCTCCTCTCTCCGTGACCAGAATCAAAGAATCAGGCGGCGAGCCTGAAACCTCGGGTTCCTTGCGCCGCCGACGCGCGCCCATTGACGCGCCGGCCACGGCTTCCGAGCACCAGCCTCAAGTCGTTCTTCCCGGGCTTGCTTGAGGCCTCCTCAAGCAGCAGTCGGATCAGGAGCGTCTTGTTTCCCTTGGTCCTGGCGTTGGCCAGGTCCTCGAGCATGCGCTCATGGGTCGGTCCCGGGATGAAGGTCACCTTTGCCTCGCGCCGGATGGCGCCATCCTTGGGCTGCGGCCCACGGCGCTTTGGTCTGCGCTGTGCCATTGCGAACCTGTACCATCACAGATTTAGTCGCGTCAATAGGCGTGCTGGCACAGGATTTACTTTTGTCCATTTCCGAACGGTTGCGTAGGCTTGGCCGTATCGGCGCGCTTACGGCGAAGTTCTTCGAGGATCAGACGGAGCGCTTCCAGTTCGGCCTGCAGTTCAGCCGACGCGGGCGGGCGCGGCATCCACGCGTCCTCGCGCAAGAGGTCGACCGCGAACCAAACACCAGGCCAGCGCTTCTTTCGGCGGGCCCTCATCGCAGCACCTCGAACACCGGCGCGATGCGCTCGATCTCGTCGCACCGCGCGGGCCAAGGCACCTCCGAGTAGAGCTCGATCATGTCGCTCGGCTTCGCGTGTGTGAAGAGCGCGACCACGTCCTTGCGCGCACCGCGCCCGCGTAGGAGATCGATGAACGTCCGACGCATCGCGTGGATCGTGCGCGAATCGTCGAATCCCAGGCGCCTGAGGTCGCTAGTCAGCGTCGCGTTGCATGTGTCGTTGCGGAGCGCGCGCACCGCCGCCGCGGACGAAGCGCGCGACGGGAACACGAGATCCCCCGGCCCCGGATCGCGCCCCATCTCATCGGGCCAGCGGTCGGCCCAGCGCTCGAGAGCGCGCGACAGCGAGCTGAGGATCGGCACCTCCCGCGAGACGCGTGTCTTGGTCGCATCGAGTTTCAGCCGGCGCGTGCTCCACGCTTGCCCCACGATGAGCACGTCCAGCGGCTCTCGCTCGCCAATCGCGCCCCAGGTCAGCCCAGCCAGCTCCCCAAAGCGCAGCCCCGTCGCGAACGCGCACGCGTAGAAGAGACGGCGCCGAAACGCGATCGAAACGTCGGTGATCAGCGCGCGGACTTCCGCCTCCGTGTATCGCGCCCGTGCTCTCCAAAAGGGATCGGCGTCCACCGCCGGCGGGAGCTCGCGCGGCGTAAGGCGCGTGGTGTTCGCGGGCAGCACGTCGTCCGCCACCGCGGCGTTGATCACCGCCTGAAGGCCCCGGTACCAGCGCAGGACGGTCCGCGGCGCGTAGCGCCCCGAGGCCTGCACCGCCGAGACCCAGGCGCGCACATGCCGCCTCGAGATGCTCTCCAGCGGCTGCCCACCGAATGTCGGGAGCAGTGCATCCAAGAGGGCCCTGTCGTCGTCCACCGAGCGCAGGCCCTCCGCCGCCCGTCGAGCTGTCCACCTTGTCGCGTACTCTTGGAACGTCATGCCCCGGAGCATCTCCGGAACTCTGTCAGATCGTGTCAGAGTCTAAGCGCAGGTGATCCTTAGTAGATCAAAACTGAACCCCCGCGCAGCGTTGTGGTGACCCGCGCCGAGGGCTAGGTGATGGGGATGCTGCACGCGCTGGCGGTGCTGACGTTGGTCATCGGGGCGCCGCAGCCTGTCGACGGCTTCGAGGAGACACAGGCACGGATCGAAGCCGCGAAGACGAAGCCACAAGCCGAAGCTCCACCCGAAGCAAAGAAGGACATTCGAGAGCAGCTCCGCTCTGGCCAGGCGATCTGCAAGCACTGGCCGCTGACCGCTGAAGACCGCGCCTGCGCTGACCAAGTCCTGGCCCAGGACATCTACGTGGCAATCCGCTCGGGGCGACAAGCCAGCACCCTTTGCGCCAGAGTCTTCGACGAACTTGGCTGGCCCAAGGCTTTCGACCGAAGGATGGTGCCTCTCAACGAAAACGCCGGGGATGGCCCGCGCTGCTCCGCCGACTGGGGCTCGCCTCAGAGTCCTGAGGACTCGACGCAGATTGGCTGCATGGTCACCCTCGCCACCCAGGACCTAATCAACTGGGCGGACAAGAAGCCTTCTAAGGCTGCAAAGATCGCCGCGGAGCTGCTTCGCGGCGCGCTCCCCGCCGACGTTGTGGAGGCCGACAGCTGGACGATCGCTGGGCTTCCGAAGGGACCTGTATCCGTCGGCCGCCTTCGAATCGAAATCGGAGACACCGTGGTCGCGCGGATCGAAGGTGACGAGAAGTCGGTCGGGGTCGGGATCGCATACATGGTCGAGCAGACGAACCCGAAGCCGCGGCCAATTCCGGACGGGGTTGTCTACCTGCTCGACCATCGCCGCGTGCGTCACGCCCAAGATCGCCTGACTGGCCTCTTCCAGCGCTTCAGCGCAGGGGAGCACATCCTTGAACCGATCCAAGCGGGCGAGCGTCTAGAGCGAACCGTGGCGGTGAAGCTGCCGGTGGAAGTAGTCGGGCGGACCTTCGCGCTGGTGCTCAGCGATCACGAGAGCGGGGCCGTGGTCACCATCCCGGTGAGCCTGTCTCCGTTCTCCGAAGACTGAACCCAGGCCCCGGCGGGCCGCCCCATTGCGGCCAGCGCCGGGCCTGAGCTTGTCGAACTCTCGCCCTTTGGGTGGTGGCCAATCGTTGGGTGCTACTTCGGCTTTCGTTCGGGTGCGCGGACAGGCCCGCTCAGATCCCCGGTGGGGCTGTCGCTGGGTCTCCGCTGCCCACGAGCCTCGCTCAGCCTGGCGGCCAGCTCGGTGACCTGGCCCTTGAGCGCGGCGATCTGTAGCTCACGCTGGGCGTCGATGCGGGGCCACTCGCTTTGGATGACCTCCAGCCTGACCAGCCGCTCGCGCAGCGCGGAGATCTCGAGGTCGCGCGACTCGAGGGCGGTCTTGTAGCTGGCGATCAACGCCTGCCAGTGCGCGTCCTCGGAGGAACGCTCGATCTGCTTCGCCTCAGCTCCGGCCTTGCGTTTGTCGATGTGCCCGCGAACCGATGACCCAATCAGGCCACCGAGGGCGGTAGCGAGAGCTCCGACGGCGGCCAGGATCTCGCCTGGCTCCAATCACGGCCCCCGGATGACGATGGGCCCGCAGCTCTCGCGCCCAAGCACTCCGCCGACGACCGCCGCGCCGAGGGCGATGCCGCCGCAGATCAGGCCGCCGGTGGGGCTTATGCTGGGGCAGTCGCAGGCCGGGGCAGCGAAGAAGCACCCGCGGGCCACGGAGCCGGTCAAGACCTCGAGGTCGTGCACCCGGCGGCCGCGCACCACCAGCTCCTCGCGGGCCCCGGTCAGCTCGCGCTCAGCGACTCGACGGGCGGTGCGCTCCTCCACGTACGCCGACCAGAGGGCGCGCTCGAGCATCGTCGTGAGCTTCGGCGGGGGCGCGGTCGAGGTCACGACCTGGGCGGCGAGGAGGAGGCCGAGGATCATTCCGCCTCCGGGTCCGGCTGCGGGTGGTCGGTCTCGGGCTCGGCCGGGATCTCGATCCAACCCGCGTCGACATCGACCGCGGCCCCGAGGAGCGCGGAGAGGTCGGCGGAGATCGGGTAGACGACGGGCGACTTCACGGCAGCCTCGCTCGGACCGCGGCGTCCTTGCCCTCGAGGAGCTTACGGAGCGCCACCGTCTTCTCGGGCCCGTTCGGGATCGTGGACTCGATCCAGTCGGCCAGCTCGGCGAAACGGCGGCTCGTCTCCTGGAGGTGGTCCGGGAGATGGGCGTAAACAAAGAACCTCATGATCGGGCTCGGCGCTTTCAGCGCAGTGATCGCGGCGCCAAGCGCCTCCATGTCTCGGGTCATTCTGGATGCTCCTTTTTGTAGCGGGCCACGATGTCCTCGAGCTCTCCCGCGGCGGGGCCCGTGGCCTTGGCGCGCTCCCCATCGATCTCGATCCGGGTGACATCCCGCGCGGTGTCGACCTGGATCGCGCTCAGGTCTCGGGTCTCGGCGGTCTCGATGGCAGCCACCTCGGCGCGCACCGTCTCGGTCTTGGCCTTCTTGGCGGCGTCATCCGCTTTGGCCTCAGCCTCCTCGGTGCGCCGGCGCTGCCCAAGGAAGAGCGCGAGTACCGCCGCAGCCACGCCGATCGCGGCGCCGATGAGCGACGCCACAGCGCCAGCGTCATCCCCGCGGAGCCGACGCCATAGCGCGACACCAGCGAGGGCGATCACCACCGCCAGGGCTACGCAGGCGGCCACCTCGTAGCGGTTCAATGGGGCATCCTCAGGAGCGCAGTCAGCATCGGAGCGATGGCTTCTGCGTCTCCGGTGATCGTGCCGGTCGCCGCACCGTGAGAGAATTCTGCCTTGGCACCGGCTTCTCCAGCCGAGGCCACCTCCACCGTGCAACCCGCCCACTCCAGCTGGATGGAGCCGTTCGCGACGGGGAAGATGTCGACCCCATCGTCTCCGGTGGAGGAGAGGATTGTGCGCGCCGCCGCGATCGCCTCAGGCAGGACGTGGCTCGCGCCGTACCCATCCCATCCGTCGGGGAGCCCGGCGATCTCGGTGAGTCTCTCCTCCGGAGTCATTTCGCACCTCGAGCACGCGCCGCGTCGACCCAGCCCTGCGAAAGCTGACCACCACCCGTCAGCGCCGCCAGGTAGAGGATCGCGTCGCGGATGATCTCCGAGTCGCGCATCCAGATCCCGGCGAGGAGGGCGACGGCGAGCACGGCCTGGCCGAGCGTCGTGGTCAGCCACTTCGCGCGGTGCCACGGCCTCCGCTCATCCTCCGCGATCCGGCGCGCGAGCTCCGGCGTCACCAGGTCCCCGGCCTGAATCGGCTGCAGGTCCTGGGAGGTCGGTGGCATGGACTCGGTCATGGCTTGGGCACCAAGACGAGCTGAGTGTCTCCCCATTGCGGCTTCTCGGTGTTGCCCCTCCCGCAGTACGGGCACCCCATGTTGAACTCGAGGACCGAGAGCCGTCCGCATCCTGGGGTCTTGCAACGAATCACCACCATCTCCTGAGGGATCAGGATGGTTTCTTCGCCATCCTTCACCACGGTGACTTCGTCTTTGCTGCTCACGATCTCCAGCCTTTCCGTCTCGCCCAGTACGATCCGCAGCTGCGGACGCGCGTCCGAAATGTCCGCGACCAGATCTTCCCGAATTCGAACTCGTGCGAGCACCATGCAGCTACCTCTTGGGTTCCACCCACGCGGGGTGCTGAAAGTGCGCGGCGTCGAAGAAGCCTTTGAAGCTCCCTCCCCACGTCGCGCCGACGGCGATTGCCGCCTGTTGGTTGATGGTCTTCCACCGGGGATCGGAGTCAGCGAGCCAATGCCGCGACGCGAGCGGACCGACGACAAGCGCGATGTCGCACGCGTCTCCGGTTTGGTGCGGAGAGAAGCCCGGAAACTTCCACGTGCGGACCGCCGCCTGGTTCGTGATCGCCCAGCTTTTTGGATTCCAGATGTCCGCCCCGTTGGCGATGAGCCGGCGGCCCTCCATCCAGATCGTGAGCTGCTCTTGAGCGGAGCGCGCTCCGAAGACCACCAGCGGTGAGCAGTCCTCACCGATGCACCGGCGGTTGATCTCCTCGTAGAGCGCGAACGCCATGGGGCGGAAGCGCTCCGAGCACGTGCCGAGGCGGGCCATCTCTTCGGGGTGGGGCTTGGCGAGCGGCATTAGATTCGGTGCCTCACGTAGAGCTTCTGTTCGGGGAGGACGAGGTCCCCGTCGAGGATCGAGAACTGGAGGCGATAGACGCCCTCCACGGTCCACGCCGAGGTAACACCACTCGTGGTGGCCGAAGCGATGTTGGGCGCTGTGCCAACGGCACCGGCGACCTCAAGGCGCGTCCCGTCCGGCCTCAGGATTGCGAGGGCAATCGCTCCCGACGACAGGTCACCGACGTCAGTACAGACCTGGGTGACGCGGGTTCCGAGATCTCCAACGTGGATCATGGTGCGATCGACCTCCCTGGGACGAGGACCACCGTGGCGCCCGCTGCGCCCGAAGCAGATATCTGAGCACCAGCGGCGCCCGAGCGAAGCACGAGAGGCGGAGCCACGAGGTATGCCGGCACGGCGTAGGACACCGATGAGAGGCCGGCAGCGGATCCGATGCCGCCAGAATAGGCGGTCCCAGCGCCCGCGATCGCTGCGCCAGCGGAGCTCGACCCACTCCCCGGCGAGAGCGAGCGACCCCCGCCCGCAATAACCGCTAGGCCGACGGCGGTCCCGTAGCCGGGCGCCTCGCCAACTGTAGAGGAGTAGACGACGGTGGCGGTGCCCGTGGAGGTGGCGGCGCTGGATGGAGACAGCGACCGGCCTGAGCTCGTCAGGGTCGAGACGCCCGTCCCTGAGCAGCTTCCGGAACTCGTCGATCTGCCGGCAACCGAAGCCGTGGCTACGCCCGCCGATGAGGACGAAGCCGCGATGCTGATGGCGCGTCCCGAGGAAGCGACTGAAGCCGCTCCTGCGCCGCTCATGGCGGACGCAACGGCTCGACCTATCCCGCCGCCTGAAGCGGCTCCAGCACCAGCGGATGGAGCGGTCACCGCCGGAGAGATCGCGCGTCCTGCGCCCGAGACCGCCGCGGCCCCGGGGCTAGAAGCCGCAGAGGCTGGAGATCGTGCAGTGCCAGATCCTGCGACCGTGGCTACACCGACCGAACTAAGAGCGGAGGCGTTGTTGCGGTCGATGCCAGCCGCTGAGGCTGCAGCAACGCCGACAGAGCTGGACGACGTAAGCACCGCACGGTCAAAGCCGGAACCTGACGCGGAGCCTGCGCCCACAGAAGACAGAGACACGGCTGGGGATATGGATCTGCCGCCCGACGAAACCACCGACGTTCCCGCTGCGGAGACGGCTGCCGCTGGAGATTGACCTGCGCCGGATCCCGCGACGGTTGATGCGCCAACACTCGTAAGCGTGGCAGCGGGTGAGCGATCAATGCCCGCCGCAGAAGCCACTCCAGACCCTGCGCTTGAGGCAGTGGTCACTGGGACGGCTTCGGTTTGCGCTACCAGGTTGATCGCGGTCCCCACCTCGTGGGCCCACACAGGGATCAGCCATTGTCTGGCTCCGTGAGGCCTGATCCTGCCGCCGCCAAACCGCAGGTACGCCATAGGTCACCCGGAGACGAGTTCGATCAGCCCCGCGAAGTTGGTGGCGGTCACCGCGCTCTTGATCACGTCGAGGAACGATAGGCAGGCGTTGTCCATGACGCGGGCCAGACTGAAGCTGGTGTTGACGCCGTCAACGGTGGTCATGAGGTTCGCGACCGGACACGGGATAAAAAAGAGGGGGTGGCCGATCACGAAATTGACGACACCGGTGGCCACCGCCGCGTCGCACTGCATCTGCGTCAGGTATCGGATCCCGGTGTCGCCCGACGCGAGCGGCGCGAACCACTGCCCCAAAGGGTGGTCGAGACGCCGCACGATCGCCGAGGCGTTGCCCGCCAGCGACGGCATCGTGCGGGCCGTGGTGCCGTTCTGGGAGGTGTACTGGCAGACGGTCCAGTTGTGCGCCGTCGCCGCAAGCGCGGTGCCGCCCACCTCAACAAAAAGGAAGTTGCCCTCGGCGGAGTCAGCGGTCCCGGCCGTGGTGTTCGCGTAGCGAGATTGGGTTCCTGTGACCGCCTCGGTGGTGGTGCTGTTCATGGTCTTGTTGACCTGGAACAAGCGGTCATAGGCGAGCAGCGTCGCGCCAACGGTGGCCAGCATGTCGGCCTTGGTGAAGTGGAGTGTGTCACCGCCCGCAGCGTTATTGAAGGGCAGCGATCCCGCCGTCGCGCTGGTTGGAGCGTCGCCACCCGGAGCGTTGCTCGCGTTGGCACCGGCGGCAGGCGTTCCAGCCCCGCCCCAAAGGGAAGTCGTCGCGCTCACCACGCCAGTGAAGCCGCCCTTGCCGAGTAGCAGGTACTGCTTCTTGCCCGCGGTCGCCTCCGAGATCAGGTCCGACAGCGAGCTGAAGCCCGCGTTGAGCGAGTCCATCTTGCCGGCGTAGCGCGACGCCCGCTTGAGCCGACGGAAGAGATCGCGGAAGACCCCCTTCGCGGTCGCCTCCAAGCCCACCTCGATGCGCCCGCGGAAGTCCCCGCCGCGCCCGACGTAGACCGCGCCCGGCACACCATCGACGGGGATCGGGGGGCCGTACCAGTCGCGGCACGACCGCGAGAGGCGCTCCACCTCCTCGGCGCCAAGCCAACGCTCGAGCTTGGCGGCATGCGTGCCCAGCGCCATCGACATCGGCTCAGTCCTCCGTGATCGAGATGCCAGAGGCGTTGAGGACGGGCTGAATTGCGGTCCCGGTGTAGAGACCCCCGCTCGGGCTCGTGATCTGGCCGGAATAGAGCAACGTCCCCGCGCCCGAAGGATCGGTGCCGATGCCGAAATACGTGGCGTTTTGCGCGACGGTGCCGCTGGTCCCAAGTGGGAAGGTCACAGCGGAGACGTTGGTGCCGGCGTTGCCGGTGACCGACCATCCGCCTGCACTGCGAGCGACAGCGACGCGGGCATAGCTGCCGTACGTCACCTCGTTCGTGCCCTGGTTCCCTGCCTCGCCGGGGTCCGCGCTGTGTAGCGACACGTAGAGGCTGCCTGCGGTCGTGGAGCCTCTCAGGCCCGTTGCGTCACCGACGTTGGCGATCGCCGCGTTCTGGAGGAGGTGCAGGAGCCATGCGTTTTCGAAGGCGTCGGACTTGCTCACCCGGCCATCGTCGCCGCTGGGCCTGAGCCAGCAACGGGCCTCTTTAGGTCATCACTGGATGGCGTTCGGGACGTAGTAGCCGATCCGTGCCTCGTAGATATCCACGGCTGCGTCGGTGTGCGTCTTATGGACCGGGATCCCGTAGGCGTAGTTCGTCCGGTCCACCGTGCGCGTCGCCTCCGATGCGTCGAGCGTAAGCGCCACCGTCTGCACCGTCCCGTTGATCTCCGGGATCGTGTCGTAGGTGTTGCTGACCTTCAGCGCCTGGATCACCCCGCCCGAAGTCCACGGCGTAGGAATCCGCACGACCGCGGCCTGCAGCACGCCGTTCCCCACAGGGCTCGAGACCACGAGGGCCGCGGAGGCAATGATCGCACCGTCGGGGATGTCCCCCGCGTTGATCGGCAAGAAAGCGTCCGCTGCGTTGAGCGAATAGAATGACGCTGTCGCAGCACCTCCCGTGGAGCCTGGAGCAATGAGACCCGCCGTCGGGTTGAAGCCGTTGTACCCGGGGCTGCTGGGGCTGTTCCCGACCTGGAAGCTCGCGCCCTGAAACACCGCGTAGCGCAGCGGGAAGGACCAGGTGGACCCGGGGTTGATGGTGTCCGCGAAGTTGGCTGCCAGCGCACCGGCGTGCTCGAGTCGGCGCATGGCCCCGGGGCGAACGTCGAGCTTGGTGACGATGCCCGCGGAGACGCGCTCCCACTGCGATCCGCCTGCGTTCCAGCGCGCGTTGCGGACGAACTCGAGGCACGGGCCGAAGCTCGCCGTCCCATCGAGGGACAGGTAGATGCCAAGGTTCCCGTCCACCGAGTCGAAGTCGAGGATCTTCTGCCGACCCGCGCCCATGATCCATCGGATCTGGGAGAGCATGTCGACGCGCGTGTTCATGGAGACCGAGACGTTTGCCGCAGCCCACGAAGCGTCGGCCCACGGACCGCCGCCAGACGGTGCCTCTGCCGTCACCAGGTTGCCGTCGATCCTCCACCGCACAACGCTCGATCCGCTGCCGTCGATCGACCATTGAAGAGCGCCCGAATCCCAGACCGCGCCGAAGACCAAGAACATGACGCCGTGGCTGTTGGCGTAGACGCGGAAGGTCGTCCGGTTCGTCGCATTGGCGAGCGGCCGGACCTCGGTGATCGGCGTGTAGTGAGGATCCGAGCCGAAGGCGCCCGTGCCGTCCCCGTTGTAGCGGACGAGCATCCTCGAATTGTTCTCGTCGATCTGGGTACCGGCCACGCCGATCTCGATGGGGACGACCTTCACGCGAGACCTCCGATAGTCGAAGACCGCGGTGCGGTCGGTGGCGTTGGTGCGCACCATATAGACGCGCGTGGCTTGAGCGGTGACCGCGGGCTCGGCGGCGAGGGCCGCCACCACGACCGGGTGCCAGGCTCCGTCCCGGCCCAAGTCCCAATAGGTGTCCGACGTCGCGGAGTACGTATACGCGGGGCCGGAGATCGCGTCGGGTCCCACCGAGTAGCCGTCGGCGATGACGCGCCCGGAGAAGCTGTTTGCAACCACCGTCAGGCCCGCGCCGGTCACCGGAGCCGAGCCCACAAGCAGCGCCTGGTTCACGAAGAGGTCCGACGCGCGCCAGATCGCCTGATGGAACCAGAGCTGCCAGCGATAGATGAGGTTGAAGAGCCAGTTGTGGAACTGACGCCGCGGGCCGGCCCCGACTGGAGCTCCAGCGGGCTGGTCTCCAGCTTGGCGCTCGGGCGTCGATGGGCTGGTGATGGATCCGCCGGGCGGAGCCGACGCCCATTCGGGGAACTCGCTTGGTCGATCAGCCATGGTTCAGCTCGCTTCCATCCAGACCCCGGCGGCAGGGTCGTTGTCGAATTCAGCCCACGGGCCGCGGCCCGGATCGTCGATCCAGCCGAAGAGGGTCACGCTGGGGCGGTTGTGGAGGAGGATGAATCGGACGCCAGCGGGAACGGCGCGGCGCAAGATCTCGGCGTTGGCGTAGCCATCGGCGTTCGAGATCCCGGCCGCCTCCATCACCACCGCGGCGGGGAAGTGCTCGTCGTGGTCGATGGTGGCGCCGGTCCCGGCCGTCAGGGTCTGGAGTACGGCGATCAGCTCATCGGGACGGCCGTGGGAGCCCTTCGCAAGCGCGGCCCCGTGGAGGCGGATTGCGTAGGCGGCATCCGTGAGCCCGTCGCGGTCGAGTTGCAGCACTTCGCCGATGCGATCCAGCTGGGCGCCGTACGCCGTGTCGAGGCCTCGATAGGCGCCGACGTTCGCCAGCGCCTGGTCGACGTCCTGCATCCGGTCGCCGAAGACGCACAGGATAGACTCCATCCCCGCTTGACCGCGGTACTGCGAGACGAGCCGTCCGATCGCCAGGGCGCAGTGATCGGGGATCGCTCCGGCAGCCGGGAGCACGTCGAGGCTGGCGGTGTGGGGTGTGCCGATGACGTTGCCCGCGAGGTCGGTCACGGAGGCCACGGAAATCGTGTAGGCCCCGACCCCAAGCGACAGGTCTAGGTTGACGGAGACGTCGACCACGGCGCTGTCCGTCGCGCTGGGCGTCACCACCAGCAGCGTGCGCGCGACAGAGCCACCGTTCGGGGTCAGCGTGTAGTTGCCGACGGTCCGCAGGGCGGTGCTGTCCAGCATCGCCTCGGAGAACGTCAGGCGGATGGTCCGGCGATCGATGGCCACCGCGGAGAGCAGCGTGGGCGCCACGCCAAAGCCTGTGAAAGATCCGACGAGAGGCATCAGGGAACCTCCACGCCGTAGATCGTGGCGGTGTACACGAAGGGACCTTGCTCTTCGGTCGTCAGCGTCACCGTGGTGACCGTCTCGCCCGCAGGCGCGGCCACCGCCAGTACCGGCAGCGCGGGGCTCAGCACCCAGTCGCCGGGATAGAGGAGCGCCGGGGTCCGCAGCACCTCGCGGTTGAAGTCACAGCGGATATGCGTCGCGTCGATCCGCGTCAGCGTCACGCCGATGGTGACCTGGTTGGTCGGCAGCCAAAGCCGCACGTCCCCTTCGGGGGCGCCCACCTGGTAGCGGTTGTTCTGGACGAGGTACAGCGACGGCATGGGTCACCTAGAGGAAGGAGCCCGAAGCTCTGGTCACCGGCATCAGGACGTCGCCAGCGCACCTGAGGATTTGCGTGTCCGTGTCGGTGCTGTCGCGGTCGTTGAAGGCCACTGCCGTTGGGCAGCCGCGGATGTCTGAGATCCGGCCAAAATACCGGGCGGTGGAGGTAGCGCCGTTGTTGAATAAATCGATGTCGAATCCGATAAGGTACCCGATCGCGCCTTCGTAACCCAAGGTCCAGTTCGTGGCCGACCAGCCATTGCACTGCAACGTAAGACTCACCGATGCGGTGGCGCTTCCGTCTGCGATCCACCCTCGCCAGTTGGCGGCGCCACCCAAGATATTCGACGCGAAGGCTGCCGCTGCCGAGTTGGCGAAATAGAGACAGGCGGTACAGGTGCTCAGCGCGGACGACTCTGCGTTGATCCACAGGACGGTTGAAAAGTTTGCTGTGGCCGAGTCCTTCAGCGCGATCATGACGTCCCCAGCGCTGGTCCTCCACGTCGAGAAATAGGCCGTCGTCGCGGTCGCCCACGGGATGAAGTTCACCGCGGTGCGGCTCAGCTCGCCCGTCGGACCCGTGGGGCGGTTCGACAACGGCGTACCGTTCAGCGTGTACGCGCCCCAGCCAGCGTAGACGTCGATCGTCTGCGGGGTGGTGTCGGCGTTGCTGTTGTTCGCGACGACGCATATCCGCAGCTGGCCTGCGGTGACGTTGTTGAACGGACTGCCATAGCCGCTCGGGGCGCGCACCACGAAGTATGCGAGCACCTGGCTGCCGTTGGTGCCGTAGACGAAGTTTGCGGCCGTCGTCAGGTTGTTCGAGCTGTTCGCGGTGACGCTGTTGCAGCTAAGTTCGAGCGTCCAGCCCGCGGCCAAAAAGAGCTGGAGGAGCGCATAGAGGCTCTCGCGATATTGGACGGCCTGGTCGACGTTGGAGCTGTAGGTCTGGTTGATGTTGTCGGTCCAGGTCTTGACCATCGTCGTCATGGCGGCTTCCTCAAACCGTCGCGACGACGGTGACGGTGATGCGGCTCGAGTCGAGCGCGGCGATCTCGCGCGGCCCGATCACCACCGGCGTGGTCAGGCTCGGGCTTGCAGCGCGGCCGAGGAGCAGCGTGATGTTGGAGATCCCGGCCGTCTCGACGCCCTGGAGGAGCTTCCACCCGACGATGTCCAGATCCGTCACGATCTGCGCCTCGTAGGCCAGGAGCTCGGCGGCCACAAGCGCGGTCCCATTCGCGGGGAAGGCGGCGTCCGCGGTGATCTGCGCCGTCAGCCAGATGTTGACCGAGGCCGGGCGCGTGAAGCGGACGCTGACGCTGTGCCCCAGCGCGTCGGTCGTCGCCTGGGTCGTCGTGCCGTAGGTCTCGATCCCGTCGGGCTTGAGGTCCCAGATGGTGGCGGCGATCTCCGCGTCGGCACCGCCGACCACGATCACCTCGAAGCTATGAGGAGGCCGCCCATCTGCGTCGGTGAAGTCGAGGACGTTCTGCGTCACCTTCACCTCGGTGACGCCGTCGATGAGCGCGATCGCCTTCCGCAGCGCGTCAGCGACGTTCGAGACGGAGATCTGGGAGCGGCGGATCCGCGCGCGGAGGGCGGCGTCCGACTCGATGGCGCGGCCCAAGTTGGCGTCGAGCGCGTTGGTGGTGGAACTCCAGCCCGTCACCGGGGTGACGATTTCCCAGGTGGAGCCCGCCAGCGCCTGGACCGGGCCCGTGTCCTCGGCCGTCGCAAGGACGTCGACCGTGCCACCGCCGCCGATCGTGGCCCCGGGCAGCGTGAAGCGGGAAAGCTGGTCAGCCAGGCGAATCACCCGGCCCGCCGCGAGGACCGTTCCAGGCGTTCCGTGGATGGTCACCGTGACGGTGGAGCTCGATGCGGGGATCCGGCTCAGGCCCGTCAGCGCCGCGCGTTCGTCGAGCGCCGCCCCGGTGGCTGACACCACGTTGCCCGCGCCGTAGATGGCCTCTGCCTGTTCCCAGAGCGAGGCCTCCCGCTCGGCCATGATGCCAATCAGCTGGGCGTCCGGGGACTCGCTGGAGAGGTCGACGTTGTCCCCAAACTCAGAGCGCCAGCGCGCCTCGAGCTCGGTCCGGATCTCGTCCAATCGCTTGGGCACGAAGCCGCCTGCGGTAAGACCCGTCACGGGGTGAGCGTCGGCCCCGTGAATGCATCGAACAACGGGCCTCTTTAGCGGGTGGGCTGCAGGGTGAAGGAGACGACCTCGCCGCCGTTGACCTGGAATTCCACCCTGAGGACGCGCGTCCGCTGGTTGACGATGACGTCCAGCCGATCGAGCGACGTCACGCCCTCGACCGCCCGGATCTCCTCGCTGAAGAGCTGGCGCAGGTGCGGCACGTTCGTCTTCTGCCCAACGACCTGATCGATGTACGGCACGCCGTCGGCCTTGTTGAGGAACCACTCGCCTCGGAGAAGCCGCAGCCGACACGCGATGCGCTGGGCGGTGGAGTCGATGCGCTGGAGACGCCCGTTGACGCGGGCAAGGTCCCCGCCGGCGGTCAGCTGAAATGCGGTGGTCATATGGCCTTCACCTTCGCGGAGCTGGACGTGATCTTGCCTTCGATCGGATCGGTGAATGGGGGCTGGAAGGTGGCGGCCAGCGCGCCGGCCAGCGCCGCGTAGAAGCCAGGGGCGGTGGAGGGTGAGATCTCGACGGTGTCTCCCTCGCGCGCGACCCCAGCATCCGCGTCGGGTCCGAGCAGAATGGTGCCGTCGGGCTTGAGCCGCACCTCGCTCGAAGCATCCTCCCGCCCGATGACCAGGTCCTCGGTGCCGATGTCCGGGATCGCGCTCTCGTAGGGCGCCATGCCGGCGAGGACGACGGAGTCCGAGAGGTCGTGCTTGCGCGGGTCACCGGGCGCCACCGCCGCGCCCGAGCCCGATAGCCATCGGTCCAGCGAGCGCTCGCCGACGAAGAGGAGCACGAGGTCCCCGGCCTTCAGCGGCCAGGTGATGCGCCAGCCTCCGCCGCGCGGGTAGACGACTGGGGCCTTGGTCACCTGTGGATAGTCGATGATCTTCGGGTCCTCGCCCGGGAGCCGGATGGTGCGCCTGAGCAGAGGCTGGACGTCCGCGCTCTGTGACTCAGGATAGAAGGCCACCACCTTCCCCGGGAGCACGGTGTGGACGTCCGCCAGGCGGTTCTCGAGCCACACCGTCAGCGCGTCGAGGAGGCTCGGATCCGGCTGGTCTGCGATGGCACCGGTCATGGGCCGACCCGCTGGGACGCCGCCGGGGTCACCGGAGCAAAGTCCGACGTGCCGTCGGTATAGAGGATCTTCGAGAGCATGACCGCCTCCACCTCGGAGCTCCATTCACCGGAATGCGTGTCCCCGGTGTGGGCGACCGCCCGGATCCGGAAGACGCCCGTGAGATCTTCGCTGACGATCTTCACCTGGCGCCCGAGGGCAAAGCCGCCGTTGAGCAGCCCCGTCGCACGTACGACGAAGGCCTTGGGGTTCTTGGTGTCGTAGACCGGGCGGGGCGCGCCGATGAGCCCAGTCTCGGGGGAGAGCAGCACGGCGAGCGTCCCCTTCGGCACCTCGTCGGCGCCGCTGATGATCAGCTGGTCATCGTCCACCCAGGCCTCGAGGCCGAAGTCCCGGGCCAGCGCCTTCGTGTAGTCCAGGCTGCGCCCCACCATGGAGGCGCCGCTCTTCAGCGCGTCGAGCCCTCCCTTGAAGTCCCCGCGCTGGACGCGGTCGAACGCCTGGGAGAAGTCCACCAGCGGGTTGTTGCGCTTCATATCGTCGAGCACCGCGAGGAGGCGCTCCTTCTTCGTCGCACCCGGACTCAGGCTCGTCGAGATGATGTTCCCGCCGAGGTTCTTGCCGGTGACGGCCTGGATCTCGGTCACGTTCTCGGTGCCCTCTCGGTACGACAGCACCAGGCGAACATCGCCGCGAAAGATCTGCGGCAGCGCGCCAACGTCTGTATCGGCCGCAGGACCGGCGTAGCCGGCGAGGAGCGAGAGGCCGGTCTTTCCGTCGGCCGTCTCCTTCAGTCGCTCTCGGGTCTTTTTCGCCAGGTTGTAGACCTTGATCTCCGCCGCGTTGGGATCGGTCGCCTTGGAGGTGATCGTCTTCTTGACGCGGAACCCAATCCGAAGCGCTGGCGCGTCGATGACCACGCCGCCGATCTGCAGCCGCGCCAGGCGCCGGAACTGCACCTGATCGCTCACGCGGCGGCGACCTCCTCCGCCGTAACGTAGAGCAGCGACACGCGGGTGCCCAAATCCTCGTACCCGGGATCTAGGCCCTGGGCGCTGGAGTCGAAGGCGATGAAGTCCCCGGCGGGGAAGTCATCCCTCTTGCCGAAGCGCTCGAGCAGCGGCGTGTCCGCGACCAGCCGGAGGCCTCCCGCGAGCAGGTTGGACGCGGCGTCGTAGAGATCCATGGACCATGCCTGCGCGCGCGAGTTCCACCGCAGCTCGAGGGTGAATAGGACGCCATCGAGCGAGAGGGTCTGGGAGGACGCGAAGCCGCTTGGGATCTGGATCTGCAGCATGGTCTACCTCGTGAACTTGTCGATCACGGATTGCGGCGGAGCCTTCGTCGGCGCGGCGGTCTTGCTCACCTTGGTCTTCGGCGTTGGCGCCGGGGCCGCGGGGGTGGCTTCAACAAGCGGCGCCGTCTCTCCGGTCGCCGCAAAGATCACCTTCTTGAGCGTCGCCTCAAAGGTGATCGAGTCGCCCTCGTCGGGCGTCAGGTTCGCCACCAGCGAGACGATCATCATGTCGTAGTAGATCCGAAGGTTGGTGATGACCTGGAACCTGCCCTGCTTCGCCTTCGCGTCCCGCAGCGCGGTGTACAGATCGATCGCTCGGCTGGCCGCCTTCTTCACCGGACCATCCGTCAACCCGATCGCGTTCGTCGCGTTGGTGACGAGCTCGCCCACGTTCTCGCCGAACTGCGCAAGTTGCCCAAGGAAGCTCGGGTCCTTGTACGAAAAGTACCCGGTAATCCGCAGCATGACGGGCTTGTCGCGCACGTGGTCTGAGATCGTGGAGCCGGTCTCGATCGGGAAGTCGGTGATGTCCGACTCCTCGGTGTGGGACTCGGAAAGCGACACGTCGACGGTGAGGCCCTCCTCCGCCGGCTCGCCCGAGGCCTCGTCGTACGGGATGAAGGTGACCAGCTGCTCCGCCACGGCTCAGTCCTCCACCGTGTAGCTGTTCGCGTTGTCGACGTGCCGGGCGACGGCGCGGGCGGTCTCCTCGGGCGACTTGGAGCCGTCGACGTTGATCACGATCTGCTTGTTGTCGTGGACGATCGCACCCATCGCCCCGCCCGAAGCCTGCTCCTGGCCGACGAGGGTCGTCTTGATGTGCGGGGTGAACTGCCGAACGGTCGGGCCCTGATAGATGCGAAGCCGGCCATCGTTCGGGGCGAGATCGCTCAGGGCCTCCTTCCCGCCGAAGAAGCCGACGACAGCCTCTCCGATCTTGCGCCGGGCTGCGTCCTTGGCACCGAGCGCACCAGAGCCCGCGCCGATCGCGTCCAGGAAGTCGCTCGCAAATGACGCGGCACCTTCTACGCCCTTCCGCACCTCGGCCAGGCTCTTCGCCATGACCTTCAGGATGACGATGAACCACACGTCATCGGGATTGATGGGATCGTCGACGAAGGCCTTCTTGAGGCGGCCCGTCAGCGTGAGCGCCTGGTCCCCGTACTTCTCGAAGAGGGCGACATCTTCGATGATCAGCGCGATCGCGGTGAATGCCGCGACCACCCCGAGCGCCACGGCGATCGCAGGAAGCATCGAGATGTTGAGGATCCCAAACCCGATCGCCACCGTGAGGAGCACGTTTCGCACCCCGCCAAAGGAGTCGATGACGTTGGTGGTCCAGCGCGCGAGCTCCCCGCCCACCGCCACCAACCCAGAGACCCCATTCGCCACGTCCCGGACGATGGGCACGAGGCCGCGGACGCCGTCGGTGGAGATGAGGGAGCGCGTGGCAGCGAACCACGCGAGAGCCCGCTTGGTCGCCTCGTTGAAGGCAGGAGCCAGGCCAGAAGCGACGGTGCGCACCACGCCGGTGACCGCCAGGTGGAGGCGGTCGAGGTTGTCTCCCAGGTCGTCGCCAGCGTTGACCGCGTCCTCGGAGATGACCGTGCCGTAGGCCCTGGCCTCCTCCCGCAGCTCGGCGAGGCCCTTGGAGCCCTTCGCGAGGAGCGGCACTAAAGCGTCGCCAGACCCACCGAGGACCCGCATCGCGATGGCGGCGCGCTTGCCGGGGTTGTCGATCTTCTCGAGGGCGGCGGTCAGGTCGTTGTAAAGGACGTCCGCCGTCTTCGCCTTGCCGCCGGAGTCGGTCGCGCTGACGCCGATCTCCGCGAGGAGCTGGCGCACCTGCTTGCCCCGGGCGGTCACGCCGGACGCCGCGGCGCCCAAGGTGTTCAGGGCCTCGCGCATGGCGCCGACGGAAGCGCCGCCCACGACCGCGGCGTAGTCGAGCTCCTGGAGCGCGTCGGTGGTCGTGCCGATTTTCGTGGCGGTGTCGACGGTGTCCCCGGCGAAGTCGGCGAAGTCGGTGACGGCCTTGGCGATGCCGGCGCCCATTGCAACGACGGCAGCGGACACGCCGATCGCCAGCGTTTTGGTGTCCTTGAGGAGCGCCTTGTAGGTGGTCGCGCCTGAGGCGTCGACCTTGAAGCCCAGGAGGGTGAATAGCTGGCGCAGGATCATGCTCTCAGCCCTCCGGCGTGGCGGCTTCTTAGGCCGCCGCCCTCAAGTCCTCGAGCCACTGAGCCGACTCAAAGGCCAGCTCGACGTCGAGTACGGTCCACCTCGTGCGCGCCGCCTCGATCGCGTCAGGGCCAAACTTCCCCGCGAGGTACGCGAT